GGCGATGACCTTCTATCTGATCCAGTGGAACGGTGTCTCTTCATCAATCGTCGCGAGTGCGTACATACCCGCCAACCAATGGGTGCGTCTTTCCGGGTCGCTTCTCACGGTGAATACGAATGTGATCTTTTTCAATATCGGCGGCTATGGCTGCTGGACGACTCAGGCCGTCGATCTGTTCGGCGCGCAGTGCGTTCCGATGGGGGGGCCTGGAGCCTACCAGAAGACTCCCGGCAACTACGGATACCACCCGAAGGTCCGTTTCGATACCGATGTTCTGATGCCGCAGTATGTCGGCCCGGATCAAGTCAGCCTGAAACTCCGACTCGCGGAATACGTATAAATGGGAAGCCTCGGAACAATCGCCACCGTCAAAGAGCAGGCACAAACTAGTCAGCCCCTCATGCTGGCTGAGTTCGCCATGCCTGACGGGACGACTACGCTCCGGCTTTCCACACATGATCTGACGGCCACGGCTTTCCATTATGGCGGGCACGCCTACCTGCCTCGCATCCTGAATCAGGATATGGCCGCATTCCAACTGGTGAGCCAGCAAGGCGTCTCGATCCCGCCAACGATCAGCCTGAAACTGGCCGATGCCGACAAATTGCTTTGGGGCTATGAGCAAGCCATCGGATTCCGGGGCGCAATTCTTACAATCCGTTTCGTCTTTTTCCAGGCCGGGGTAATGAGCCCGTTGTTCTCTTCGGATTCCATCGCGTATGGTCCATTCCTGTGCTCGGCGGCGTCGAACGTGGACGACATTTCCCTGACCATCCCGGCCGGCTCCAAACTCAACATGGAGCAAATCCAAGCTCCGTTCGTTCACATTCAACAGACCTGCCCATGGTCCTTTCCCAGCAACACGGCACAACGCGCGGATGGCGCCGGGAACGAACTCAGTGAGTTCTACCAATGCGGCTACTCACCGGATGTGGCGACGGGCTCGGGCGGTTGCGGGAACTATCAGAGCGGCAGCACGCCATATGCCTCATGCGGCTACAGCAAGGGCGATTGCGTCGCGCGAGGCATGTACTCTCAGGACTCATCCGCGCGCAAGACGGGGCGTTTCGGCGGCATGCAATTCCAGCCACCCACCGCGCTGAAATCCCGGTCCTACGTCACCGGGAACTGGCAGGAAATCTATAACAGCCTGAATGACTCGAAGTATGGCGATTTCGTTCCGATGGTCTATGGAACGCAGTGGGTCGATTGCCCGATCATCGTTTCCACCGGCGACGCGAACATGGCGAAGTTCGAAGTCCTGGTCTGCCTCGGCCAGGTTACGGGCATCGACAAGGTGGTTCTGAACGATACCCTGATCCCATGTGCGAAGGGCGTAGAGGGGACGACGTACCCGGTGGCGGACGTCTCATTCTGCTGGCGCTGCATCAACAACGGCGCGCGCAGCGGCGCAGCGAACACAGATAGTCTGTTCGATGGCAAGGGCGACCCCTACGGCTCTTATTGCGTCCTGGAGATTGTCGTTCCGGTTGCGCTGGCATCGTCGTCCTCGGCGCCGCGCGTCCAGGCGCTCACCCATGGGCCGATGCTCCAGGTATTCCAGACCATCACGGCCATTACTGTTTCCGGCGGCGTTGCAACGGTGACGGTGGCCGGGAACCTGCCGCCGGTGCCTGGCAGCGTCGGTCAGTTCACGATCAGCGGGACTGGCATCTCGGGGATGGACAAGCAGTGGACGGCGGGCCTGGTCTATTGGAATTATCCGCCTGAGCAACTTCAATTCACCTGTGGGCTGGGCAATGGGACCTATACCGGCCTGAACGGTGTTATTGAATATCCCGTCAGCACCACGCGGCCACCCTGGGTTCTCCTGGACCTTTTACTCTGGTCAGGCTGGAACCTCTCGGATATCAACATCGCCAGCTTCATCGCGGCGGATGCTATCTGCGCGGTCCAGGTGAGTTACACGGACCAGAACGGAAACACACTCACCAAGGATCGCTATAAGTATCAGAACGTGCTGCGCCAGCGCCGGAGCGTGGGTCAGGTGGTGCGCGGGATTCTGGGTGCTATGAACGCTGTCGCCGTCAACAACGCTGGCGGCGCGCTCATACTCCTCATCAAGCAGACACTCGCCGATCAGCAGCCGGCCCTCCCCGCCGGCTCGAACTATGCGACCGCCGTTTCCAGCATTCATGCTGGCGGCGGCGCGGGCAACGGCTACGTCGCTTATGCCTTCGATGAGTCGGACGTGATTCGCGACAACGAGGGCAAAGGCAAACCGAAGTTCGCGATTACTCAGCGGCCCAATACGGATCTACCCGCGCTGTCCAGCGTCCAGTGGCAGGATGAAGATAATCAGTACGTCGTGGATTCGCTGACCGTGGCGGACCTTCCGGCCCTTGCGCGCGTGAGCCAGAACACGACAGCGGCGGCGCCAGCGGAGGGTTTCGCCAATTACGATCAGGTCCGGCGCATTCTCAATACCTTCTTTGCGGAAAATGCCTGGGGCAATCCCCGCAACGATCCGGGCGGGACGCTCCAAGTTTCGCTAACTACGACATTCAAGGGAGTCGAGCTCACGGTCGGTCAGATCGTCCTACTGAGTTGGGCGCAGGCCAGCATCAGCCTTCAGCCCTTCCGGATTCTGCAAATCAAGCCGAGCACGAACTTTGAGACGTGCGATCTGTTGCTCCAATGGCATTCGGATACCTGGTATACCGACGCCTTCGGCCAGGCCACAACGCCAGGCGGCAGCGGGTCTGGTTCTGGCCCGCTTCTGCGCGCGCCCTACCCTGTTTTTACCGGACGCTCCCATTATGGACTCGCGGCGGATCCCCTTCATAACGGCGAGAAGCCCAACTACACGCTCATCTCGGATTCTCTCTGGCAGGGACAGGCGACGCAGGCGAAGGTCTTCCGCGCCTCCGGGGTTCTCCCGGTGAATTCGTTTTCTACGGCGGAGAAACCTCCATTTGTTCCCCTTCAGGGTTCAACCTCTTCCACGGGCGGCGCGATTGCCGGCGGGCAGACCATCTATGTAGGCTTCGCGGCGGAGGATTCCGCCGGCAAACTCAGCCCGCTCTGCAGTCTGGTCCAGACCTATGTCCCGTCTGGAACCAACACGAACACTGTCACGGTCGCGAATATCCAGTGGGCAACGGGCACGTCGGCCTACCATGCGTGGATCGGTTCCGACCCGCAACGACTCTACTATGTGGGCCGCGTGGCGGGTCTGCCATCGAGCGTGACATTTGCACTCTCGCTCAACGCCGAAGTGAACGGCGACGTCTCGGCGCCGGATCAAACACTCTCCGGATTGCGGCTCTTGTTCAAGCGCGTCATGCGCGCCGGCGCGTGGGGCGGCGTGGCGACGGGGCGGACCAGTAGCAGCATTACGGTCACCGGGGCTGGCTGGACGACAAACCAGTGGGCCGGTCGCATTGTTTCGATGGTCGGCCTAAAGAATGGATCCACGGCGGCAGAGAATCCGCCCGGGGTGTCCTGGCTCATCACCGGAAATTCCGCCGACACTCTCAGCCTCAATGGTTCCTACGGCCCCGACCCAACGACCCTTTTCAGCACGTCGAATGGCGATCTCGCTGAACTCATCATCCGCGCGCAAGCGACGGCGGCCGCGGCCTCCAGTATCACGGATACCGGATTGGCGCTGACGGCCTCCGTCGAAATCGGCCGGCTGGTCCGGATCATCGCGGGGACCGGCGTGGGGCAGGTGGCCGCGATCACCGCGAACACGACCACAGTCATCACGATCCAGGGGACCTGGCCTGTGACCCCGGACACGACCTCAGTCTTTTGGATTGAAGAGGCCGGATGGATCGGCTCGCAGGATTTCCCCGCCGGTTCCAACGCAAACCCGTTCGCCGCGGCGACGCAGTTCGCGGTAGGGATCGGCTACCCGCAGCAATATCTGATGATCTGCCCGTTTGGCTTGAAGGCCGACGGTACGGCATCCCTACTTGGAGCCCAGAGCGTCGCCATCCGCGACTTCTTCCTCTGGGATCAGACCGATCCGAACGCGGGCGGTGGCACTGCCACGATCCCCGATGCGGCACAGGTTACAGGCTTCGCCGGATTGAACAGCATCGGCTATGTCAACGGGGTGCATTATTTTCGGGATGCGTCCGGAGGGATTCTATTCTCCATCGGTATTGGCTGGGCCGCGTCGACCGATACCAACTGGGCATCCGAAGAACTCTTGCTCAATGACGGAACCATCGACGTTCCGCTGGGCTCTACATCCGCGGCCTTTTTCACCTCCGGATTGATTCCCTATCAGGGAGCGATCACCTACACGGTCAAGGGTATCTCGGTCAACAAGGCCGGAGTCTGGAATTTAAGCGGCCCATCGACGGCCAGCATCGCGGTCGACATCGCGAACCTGCCTTCATCCCTGCTGATCGTCTCCTCGCCCACGATCACTACCGCCCTGGCAAACGCGCCCGGATACATTCTGGTCAACCCGGCCAATGCGGCGCAGTGGACCTGGCTGATTCCCTACCTCCTGGCGGCGAACGCGAATCGCTGGTTTATCCAGTTCTTCATCAAGGTCTTCACTGATGCGACGCATACGGTCGCGGTCGGCCGGATCACGGATACCACGAATGCTCAAACCACGAGCGGCCGCGTGTTGCATTTCGCGAGTACGACGATTGGTGGTGTTCCGATCATTGTCGGGATGAGCGTCACCGGGACGCACATTCCGGCTGATGCGACCGTGGCCTCCGTCACGAGCAACAGCGTCACAATTTCCGCCGATGTGACGGGCACGGTGGCGAACGGGGCGACGATCATTTTTGAACCGGCCTGGCAATCGATCACCGGGCCTTTGTTTGTCCCGCCCGGCATTGCTTATGGGGGCACGATGCAAGCCGATTGGCAACCATACAATGGGCCGGAATACATGGAACTTGTCGTCGGTGAATGTACGAAGGAGGGCGCGTTCGTATGATGACGCTCTCGAACATCGTCACGGCCGACGTCAACCCGAATACGGGCGTCGTGCCCTCGCTGCCCTCCGCTGTGACGGTCATGCGGTCCATCGAAGGAATCACTAACGAGACGGTAAACACCAGCGCGTCCACCTCTTCGGGCAGCCCGGTTCTCACATTCCTCTCGACGACCGGAATGGCGCCCGGCCAGGCCGTCAGCGGGAGCGGCGTAGCGGCGGGTTCGGTGGTGCTCTCCCTGACGGCGACGCAGGTTACTCTCACCAAGAACACGACCGGCGTAGGGAACGGCGTGCCAATCGCCTTCGCCACCCCAGCCATCGGCACCTACAACGCCATCGCCCAGACGGCCTACTATGCTGTCGGGGTGGTTTTCTCCGCCGACGCGAACCGTTGCCAATGCACGGTTCTCTATTCGATCTGGGACAGCCTGTTTCAGACGATCAACGCATCCGGGCTCGCGGCGCAAGGCTACCTTCAGAGTGGCGTCTGCAAATCGTGGGGCGTCTACTCGATCCAGGACGCGAACAACGTCACGACGCTCAACTTTACGTGCCACCCGGAACCGCTCGGCGTGGCGCTGTCGTACATGGCCTTTACGGCCGTTCCGACCAACTACTCGGGAGAGTACCTCGCCATGCCGGCGATGCCGTCTTATACGGCGGCATTCGGCGCCTCGACCTTCTCCTACGCCATCGTCAGCATCACCATTGCCACCGGCGTGGTGACGAAGAGCACTGGCGCGAATTTCTCCTCGGCCATGGTCGGGAAATACTATTGGCTGAACGGCTTCCAGGTCAAATGCACGGCGTACAGCAGCACGAGCAGCATCACTGTGAAGTGCACGGGCGGCAGCACGCTTCCGACGCCCGCCCAACTGAGCAACCTGATCACGGGCATCCCACTCCAGGATGAGGGCCTGATCACCCTCCTGGTCGGGCCGGCCGTCTCCCGGATCATCAAGAAAACGATGGTCGCGACGAAAGAACTCACCGGGGACGAGATGGCGGACGGCGGAGTCCCGCCAACAGTCCTTGGTGGCTCAGGGGACGCTCAGTTTACAGGGGTGGCGACATTCCACGGGACGGATGTCTCCTATCTCAGCTTCAGCGGCTCGGGTATTCAACTCATCAGTCCGGATGGGACGAAAATCGTCAGCGTCACGTCGACAGGTGCGCTGCTTCAGGGCAACGGCGCTACCGGCCCAACCGCGCTCGTGACGGCCTCCGGCGCGTTCTTTGCCTCCGCTTGGGATACCACTCACGACGTTCCCAGTGGCCCGGCCTCGGTCATCACGCCGAGTTCTCTGATGTTCGCGGCTGCCTGGACGACAGCGGGCGTGGCGAATGGAGCATGCGCGCGGATTGGCAGCGCTGGCCTGATTATCGCCGCGGGCTGGAACCCCACTTACGGGGTCCCGAGCGGGCCGGCGGCTGTGCTCACATCCGCCAGCCTGACGTTCGCGGCTGCCTGGACGGTCGGCGGAGCAGTCAGCGGTCCCTACACGCAAATCTCGGCCAGCGGTATTGTGCTGGCCACCGGCGGGACATCGGGCTACCCGGTCATCACCATCGGCACTTCGGCGATGACTTTCACCGGATATGGGGATGGGACTTCGGCGGAATTGGACATCTCTGCCTATGCCCTTGCCATGTACGCCTCGGGCGGCGGCCTGATGCTCTGGCTGAAAGAGGCGACTACTACCGAGGTCTGCGGACAGTTCTCGACGCCGAGCGGGATCACTTCCTCACAGATCGGCCTGTTTCTCAATTCCAGCAACACGGCGGGGCAATCGTTTGTCCAAGTGAAGGATTTCGGCTCCGGCGCCGTCGTCCAGGTGGGCTATCAGCCGGTCGGGTCTTTCACCGCTGGCATCAGCCTCATCGGGGCAGTCTGCTGGAAAAGCAATCTCGGGACAGCCGCCAGCGGCGCGGGGACGCTCTCTAATTTGCCGACCGGGAAATCGGGGAATCCGGTTTGGCTCGCGGTTTATGACACAAACGGAACCCTTCGTTATATTCCAGCTTGGTGAAGAAAGAAAACATGATTCTCACTTTGAAGTTTCACCCCGCCGATGCTGCGCTCATCACGCAAAAACGGCAAATGATGGCGCCGATTCAGAACCAGATCATGGGGATCTACGAAAGTATGATCGCGCGCGAAGGCATGACGCCGACGCCCGGCGCGCCGATCAAAATCACACGTGAAGGCGCGGATTCCATCGACGTAGAAGTGCCCGATCCGCCGGGGCCATTGAAGGAGTAGCGATGACCATCACCGTGAGTGTCCCGCATGACCGCACGAAATTAGGCAAATTAAGCCTCGATGACTTCGAGTGCGCCTGTTACTGCAAGGCCGACAATGCGGCGGCCGTGGATGCCGGCAACCCATCCCGGGATCCGCTGCTCGAGGATGGCGACACGCCCACCGGTCGGTATCTCGCTGTCGTGGATGGTGTGAGATTCCCCGAACATTCCTACGGGCCTCATCCGGTCATCGTCCTGACGGCCGTCAGCGGCGACGCTCTGGATAGCAAGCGTACCGGGCTGCTGGTGCACAGCGGGCCGCTTAACGCCGTGGGCGCGTTGCGACCGACTCATGGTTGCATCCGAGACGCGGATGATGACCAGGCGGAACTAGTCAGGCGAATGCAACTCCAGGGCGGCCGCGGCGTTCTGGAGGTCGTGGAGATCACAGAATGAGAACGCTTCTGAGAATCCTCTCGGCCGTTGCCCTCTGCGCGCTGATTATGGCGCTCGGGGCGGCGGTGCGGCTGGGATGGCAGGCCGCAGAGACCTTGCGCGCTTGGCAGGCGATCCCGGCGCGGCTGACGCAGGTCATCGACCAGCGCCTCCAAAGCGTAGAGAAGACTACGGATTCACGGCTTGCCAGTATCCAACAGACGGCGGATCGGCGGCTGGCGAGCCTTCAGGCCGATGCGGACGCCCGGCTGGATACCACGATACGTCTGGCTGACGCGCAATTGGCCGCCATGCGCGGCGAGTTGCTGGCGGAGGTCCATCCCCTCTCGCTCGAGGCCGCGGCCACGCTACGGGCCTACGGGGCGCTGCCTATGGCCATCCAGCCGACTGTTCAGACCATGAACGAACTCTCAGGGCCGTTTTTGAGGAACGCCCTCGGGGCGGTGGCGGCCGTTAAGGTGACGGCGGGTGATCTGGCGAAGGCCGGCCGCACCTTTGAATCTACTTCTTTGTCAATGAATGCGGCGGCGCAAAATAGCGCGGAGGCGTCCAAACAGACCGCCATCGTCATGAGCAACTTTGCGAAGGCCACAAAACCTTTGCCTACCTGGGTTCGGATCGGGCTGGCGGTGGCGCCGCCCATAGCACAGACGGCCTTCGCCGTTGTAGGGAGCATCAAATGAGTTGGCTGACAAAACTATTCGGTGATATCCAGGGCTTTTTCATGAGCCCCAAACTGCAGGCAGTCGAGAAGGAAATCGCGGCGCTTCTGCCGTTCGCGTTGAATATCGTGCAAGATATCAACGTCCTGGCGCCGAACAAGACCCTGACTGAAATCAACACGATCGCCACGAAGTACGGCCAGCCGGCCATCAATGCGATCGCGGCTGATCCGACCAGCACTGGCAACGTGCTGCTGAATCTGGGGACGGCGATCCTCCAGAAGAACCATGCCCCGGACGCGGCCACCTCGCTGCTGAACACCGTCGTGCAGCTCGCAGTCGTAGTGGCGAGGGCTCAGTGACGCCATGACCATCAACAAAGACACAGCGGCTACCATCGTCGGCTGGGTCCTTGGAGCCTCATTCTGGGCTACTGTGGACCCGGCCAAGCTGCTCACCGGGGATCGGATCGAAATCATGAAACTGCTCACAGGTGTTCTCATGGCCGTGCTCGGCCATATCACGAATCACGAAACAAAGATGATCCCCGGAGGACTTGGTGTATTAGGTTTCTCAGAGCTCAAGCGGAATCCTGATGAAATAGCCGAGGCTTTGAAATCCGCAATCGAAGCCGGTCATCCCGTCGTCGGCGCTATTCGCAACGCCGCCGCTCAATCAGATCAGCCCGCGAAGTGAAGCGAACGGAGGCGAATGTGTTTTTCTTCGGCAGGATTCACCGGGAGCTTGCCGACATGCGGCAATTGCTCGAACAAATTCACCATCAGGAGTTAGATGTCATGTCAAAGATCACCGATTGGGCGGCGAAGGAACAAACCGATCTGGCGGCCATCGCCGCCACCCTCAATGGCATAGTCGCGGGCATAACCGCCCTCGATACGCTCATCACACAACTGGAAGCGACCGTGGTTTCCCCGACTCCCGAGGAACAGGCGGCCCTGGACGCGGTAACGGCCGCCTCCGATGCGTTGGTCGTTCAGGCCGCCGCCATCTCGACGGCTCCGCCGGCTGGCCCCGCGGCTCAGTAGGGAAGCGTCTCTGAAGCGGGGCTTCGGCCCCGCATCCTCATTCTGGAGTTTTATCGATGCCATTTCCCCAAGAACCGGACTACTGCAACATGGAATGCCGCGAGATGCTGATCCGACTTTGCCAGCGTTATGACTCGCTAGAACGTTCCCTGATCGGCAACGGCCAGCCCGGCGAAATTGTCAAATTGCGGAATCGCATCGGGTCACTGGAAGATTTCCGCGCTTGGGTAAGAGGTGCCTTCTGGGCTATCGGCGGAGCGCTGACGCTAATTCTTACAGGGCTGGGAATACTCCTCGGCCGCAGGGGTTGAGCCAACGAAAGCGGGTTACACGTGAAACACATTCTCGCATTCATATTCTGCGTAACTGCGTTCGCCCAGACGCTCGTCACCGTCACCGGCCCGATCAATACGCCGGAAGGCAACCCAGCGACCGGCACGCTCCAGATCACCAATCCGCCGGTGACTTGCGGCGCTATCGATCTGGAAAAAGCTACGATCACCATCAAGGTGGTGGCCGGCGTCTTCTCGCGCTCGCTCGCCCTCTATCCCATCGCGGACTGCGGCTCGGGCGGCTACGCCTACACGGTGATCTGGGTCGGGGCGGACGGCAACCGGCCCGGGAGTTATTGGGTCATCCACGCCAGCAGCTCGCCGGTCACCGTGGCAGCGATCAAGCAATCCACACCGCCACCGCAGGCCGTCACGATCCCCGTCACTGCGCTGCAGGTGGCCTCCGGCAATGATACCGACTGCTTAGTGGTGCACGGGAATGGCGTGGCGCCGGGGGCCTGCGGGCCAAAGGGAGATACCGGAGCGACCGGTGCTCAGGGGCCACAGGGTGCTGCTGGTGCGACGGGCGCCGCCGGCGCGAAGGGTGACACCGGGGCGACCGGGGCGGCTGGTGCCCAGGGCTCACAGGGCATCCAAGGCGTAACTGGGGCAACGGGTGCCGCCGGCGCAACGGGAGCGCAAGGATCACAAGGCATTCAGGGCACCACTGGCGCTACTGGCTCGACTGGCGCTACCGGCGCAACGGGAGCGACTGGGCCCGGAGTCGCTTCGGGCGGCACGACCGGACAGATTCTCGCGAAGAAGTCCGACACGAGTTACGACACGAAATGGGAGGATGCGCCAACCGCGTCCGGCACCGTTACCCATGCGGAGGGCGATCTTACGGCCACATATCTGCCCGTCGGGAATGGGGGCGGCGACGTCAAGAATTCCACGGCTTACATTGATTCTAATGGAGTCCTGCACACTTCCGGCGGCTTCCAGGAAGACGGGAGCGGCGGTACACAGATTACATTCACGGAAAGCGCCGTACCCACCGCGCCCAGCGCGAGCCAGGACGTTCTCTATTTCGATTCCACGGCGCATTTCTTGAAGGCGATCAATAGCTCTTCGACAGTGCTCTACTATCTGGCTGCTTCGGCCTTCGGAACCTCGGGCAATGGTGTCAAATGGAATGCGGATGGAACACTCGGAGACTTGGGCTATGTTCCGAGTTCCTTATCCGCCGCCAACACCTGGACGGCGAAACAGACATTTTCACCGGGCGGCACTGTGGCGGGCGTGAATGTGGGTTCACATGCTGGCGATCCTAGTGCGCCCGTAAATGGGGACGTCTGGTACAACTCCACAGGAAACGCTCTCAATGCCCGGATCAATGGGGCTACGGTGGCCCTGGGAGCGGGCGGCGGCACTTCGGTTAACGTGAACGGTTCCTCGGTATCGAATCCCAACTTCAACGGTTCGACGCCGGCCTCCCAGAGCAACTACCTCAACGTCACGTTCCAGGTTTCCGGTTCCAGCGTGAGCGCCGAGATCCCCGACCCGAGCGTGACGTACCAGACGCTGGCGAATCTGGACACGACAACCACGCTCGGCACATCCGACACGAAATATCCAAGCCAGAAGGCAGTCAAGACCTATGTGGATACCGCAATGGTGGCTGCAGGCTCGCCGGTGGGCACGGCAAGTGGGAGCCTCACGTTCACTGGCCTGCCCGACATGGGATGCGCGGATCAGACCTTCGCCTTTACGGGGATCACCGCAGCCACGCAGATCAGCCCTGGCTGGCCCTCCACGCTACCAGCGGGGATCACTGGGAATATGTGGGCTAGTGCAACCGACACTGTGAAGGTACGTCTCTGCAATTCTTCCGGCGCCGCGGCAACGTTCGGTGCCTTGACGTACGTGGCCAAGATCGCAAATTACTACTTGACCGCGAGCGCGTCGCCTTCTTACGGGGCCATCGCAGACGGCGCGTGCGCGTCCCAGAACATCACATTGACCGGGACGACCGCGGGTGATCCGGTGGTGGCTGGTGCACCTGCGGCGCTTGCGGCTGGATTGCGCGTTGACATGGTGGCCTCTGCGACAAACACGGTGGCCGCGCGGGTCTGCAACTGGAGCGGCGCGAGCGCCACGCCGAGCGGGACTTTCGTGGCGATGATCGCCAAATAGGAGTACATCATGAAGCGTCTGATTCTCTTTCTCGCTTGCGCGTCGGCGTGGTGCCAGAACCCGGTTGTTCGCGAACTCGGTTGTGCGCCAGCCACGGCCTCAGGGACGACCTATGCCTGCAGCATCGCGGTGGCGCCGGGCGCATACTCCACCAATGTCAAATATTGGTTCGTGGCCGACGTCGCGAACACCGGCGCAGCAACGATCAATTTCAACTCGCTCGGGGCGAAGACCATCAAGAAACCGCACGGAGCTATCACCACGGACCTGATTGCAGGAGACCTCCTGGCCGGGCAATACGTCTTGCTCGCCTACGACGGGACCAACATGCAAGTCCTGACCCAACTGGGCGGCGGCGGAAGACGCGCGTTCGGTTATAGCTTCTATGGCGGCGCGACTCCGCTGACGACTTCAACCGTCGGCTATCTAACCGTGCCATTCGCCTGTACGCTCGCGGCCTGGAACATCTCAGTTTCGCCGGCAGACACGGCGACCATCGACATCTGGCAACTTGGCACGGGGACGGCCATCCCGACGGTGAGCAATACGATCACGGCCTCGGCAGTGCCCGCCATCACCACAGGGACGACGGTTCATTCGACCACAATGACCAGTTGGGCGACAACGCATGGTGGGTTGCTGGTCGCGGCGAATGATGTCTTCGGAATCAACATCAAAACAATCGGAGGGACTGCCGCTTTCCTTAACCTGACGGTGGAGTGCGATCAATAGGAGTTATCACAATGAAACGACTGATTCTGCTTTCTCTTCTCATTGCCCCCGTTTTCGGTCAGGGCATCGTGCGCTGGGCGGCGACAACCGGCGACATGACGCTCTCCGCCGCCACGACCGTAACCATTCAGCAGCCCGCCAGCAGCACCCAGAACATCAACCTCGATGAGGCGGTCGTGTACTGCTCGGTGGCGTGCACCGTGACGCAGGCGGCCAATGGGACTGCGGCAACGAGCACTGCCGGGACCGTGACGCCGATCCTGCCGACGCCTCTCGCCACCGTGGTACCGGTCACCTTCTGGACGACTTCGAACGTCGGCACAGGCACGGCACAGGGCGGCGCGGTCCACATCCCAGCGGGTTCGACAGTGACATTCTGCCTCAGTGCTTTCTGTGGGGCAACTGCGGACGTTGATCTCTTGCCGCGCAGCACGGGCAGCAACTATTCAATCTCGATTGCTTCGATGAGCGGCACAGCGAACATCACGGTGTATGGCCGCGCGAGGTTATAAGTCATGAAACCACTTCTCGTTCTACTCTTTGCGGTGCTCGCGCTTTCGGCCCAGGCACCTATGGGCCGGCAGATCGTCGCGGCCGGCGGCGGCGGCGGCTCCGGCGACAATACGGCCGCCTATCTCATCGGATCGGCCGATGGTACTCTAACCAACGCGATCAACCTGGGCCTGCTAAATACGGGACTGCTGAAAATCACAGTTACGGGGCAGGCGGCCACAGTGGGCAATGCTTCAGCGGGAACGGACTTTCAGGCGGTCATCAGTGGTGCGCCTGGGACGTGGCCGTCCTTCGGCGGGGCAGCCTTGCTCAGCATCGGCACCATGGCCGGAACGGTGGCGGCGGGTGACGATTCGCGGCTCACGAATGCACGCGCACCAACCGGTTCCGCCGGCGGTGCCCTCACTGGGACGTACCCGAACCCTACCATTGCAAGTGGCGCGGCCATCCCCAACGCCTCCCTTTCCACCGGCTATCTGTCCATGACCAAGACGGTCGGTACGGGCGGAGTTACTCAATACTTGCTGGTCAAGATCGATTCGGCTACGCCAGCCGATGCAGTCGTACTAGCAGCTACTAGCGACGTGGGAATCCTTGGGGTTGCAACCTCCACCCAATCGGCCGCGGCCACGGTGGAAGTGGCAACGCGAGGCATCGTCAACTGCGTCGCGGACAATGGAACCACAATCGGGCATGTTCTCGGGGTAGGGACTTCTACGGCTGGCAGATGCAAGGACCTCGGAACCGCCGCAATGGGTTCCGTGGATCTTGCCCTGCAAGTGGTGGGGCGCGCACTGACGGCAGTCTCGGGCGGTTCTAACGTCTCAGTGCAGTTGTTTGGGCCGGGGCATTATGGGACGCAGGTCGTGGCAGGCGATTTGCCCTATGTCCCCGTCCTTGTCTCAAGCGGCGCTGGACCGATTGCCGATCCAGGAGGCGTCTCGTACATCCAGACCAATAACTACACCGGGGTTCTTACTTTCAACGCTCCGGCTGGTGTTGCCGGAATGCAGCGCTGTTACCGGAACGCAACCACGCGAATCGGGATTATTACCGTGCAAATGGCATCCTCGAACTATGTTGACATGAATGGTGCGAATGGCAGTAGCGCGGGTACCCTAGTTTCTAGTGGGGCACTTGGAGATCAGATATGCATAATTTCCGATGCTGCAAACCATTGGTATGTTATGTCATCGGCTGGTTCATGGACGAACAACTAACATGAAATACATCCTACTGACCCTCGCTTTGTTGCTTTCTGTTTGCCTGTTGGCACAAATCATATCTCCCGTAGCAACTAAATCTCCGTTCACCTATTATGTGAATACCTCTACGGGCAATGATACGTACCTGGGTAAGTCCCCTTCCACGGCTTGGGCAACTACGACAAAAGCAGATACCGTTGCTCTCACCGGTAGCCAGTCCGTTGGTTATAGCACCGGAGGGTCTTACACGGTGTATCGTACCGGCCCGTACACTCCATACATTGTTGATGACTTCACCGGAACAAACGGCACGGCCCTTACCGCCCATACTGCTAATCTCGGAGGATCGTGGACCGCCGCCAGTGGCGTCACGTGGATAGAATCCAACACGGCGCAGTGGCACAGCGGGCTGGGGTTTCAAGTAATTGACACAGGTCACGCCGACGAAGATATTACAGCAACATTTATTCAGGGAACTGCCAGCAGCGGCGCGATAGTGTTCCGCTATACTTCAACAAGTAATTTCTGGTATTTGTTGATGAATTACAATCAGAACTATTTCAGCATATACAAGGACGCTGCTACCGTAATCACAGACATGGGCGATACTCCGCTAACGGGGGGCTCCTACCCGGCTACTTATACTGCACATATTCGACTTATTGGGAATCAAATTCACTGCGATGTCTCATTGAGTGGAGTTCTTGCTGCTGAGGTGGATGTGAACGATTCATTTAACGCGACCGCCACTAAAGTCGGCATGAGGGCGGGTGGCGCGGGGCAGGCAATCGACACGTTGCGGGTTACCGCACTGCCGCTTTCATATAGGGCTCCCGCAACGCTGATGTCGGCCATTTCGGCGACAAACGCTTCCACGCCGCTTACATTGGCCACGTACGATGGATCGGGGCAAGTGGTTCATCCCAGTGTCGTTCATTTCGCCAGTCCGTGGAATGGTTATAGCTATTGGATGGTCGCAACCCCGTTTCCCAGTAGCAATGCGGCCTATGAAAATCCGTCTCTCTGGGTAAGCAATGATAACTCGACGTGGATTGTCCCACCCGGTGTAACAAACCCCATTGTGGCCGCCCCTGGCGGGGGATACATCAACAATGATCCAGATTTACTGTTGGGTCCAGATGGACTATTGTACCTATTCTGGGGAACTTATGATGCAACTGGCTCCCCAATGGTGGATATTTATTACATTACCAGTTCAGATGGCGTGAATTGGTCTGGCAGCACATCCATAATGTCTTCAGCCACCAATACCATTATGTCTCCGACGATAGTTTGGCATGCCGGGATGTGGTATATGTGGGTTATCTCCAACACTGGCGGCAATTTCGACGGCTACCCATTGCTTTACACTGGAATAAACCTAGGCTCACTGACCGGGCCAATTATCTGCCCGATTGATACTAGATACTATTTAACTACCGTAGCGAGTCCCTGGCACTTGGAGGTGCGGTGGAACCCTAGCGGTGGTTTTTTTGATATGGTCTATGTGGCCCTGAATGCCCCAGCGGGATTGTATTGGCTTCGCAGTTACGACGGGGTGAATTGGGCCATGGTGGGCACCACCCCATTCTTGACAAAGGGAACTACGGGGCATTTCGACGCCACAGAGCTTTACCGTTCTACTTTCCAACCGAATGGATCAAACTATGATTTGTGGTATTCCGCCGAAGCCGCAACTGGTTACTGGGAAGTTGGATACACTCTCGTGACGATAACACCATGAAACACGTTCTCTCTCTTCTCTTCCTCGCCCTGCTCTCGACGCCCGCGTGGGGAACGAAAGTCATTAACAAACTGGAGTTGACCATGAAACAAGTATTTCGGCTTTTCCTGGCCGCCGTTTTTGTCGCAGCACTGAGTTGGGCCGCTCTTCCGACTAAGGTAGTTTGGGAAGTTCGAACTACTGGTGCCGATACGAACGGCGGAGGGTATCTATCGACCGGCACGGACATGAGTCAGTACGACAACAAGAATGCTGCGTCTTGTACGTCCTGCCAGAGTGCGACGATAAATATCAGCACGACCGACGCAGTTGCAGCCGGAACTACGACGATTGTGAGTGCTACGGGCAATTTCAGCAGTGCCTTGGTGGGCAACGTGATCTATCTGGCCGGCGGGACTGGTACGTTGACCGGCGACTGGTACTATGTTTCAGTGGTCACTAATAGTACGACTATTACTGTTGATCGCACGGTGGCAACTGGAACTGGCATTACCATGAACATCGGTGGAGCGCTACTGACGATCTCACAAGGATTAGCACTTATGACTCAAAGTAGCGATGTCTGGGTCAAGACCGGCACAGGTTACTCAATTTCGGTTGGGTTAACAATCCCAGGTGGTGTGAATGACGATAGCAGCAAAGCGCCCAATCTGCTACTTGGCTACACGTCTACGCGCGGCGACAATGGTAGGCCCGTTATCTCTACCACGAGTGCAATCACAATGCTTACGATTGCGATGTACAACGTAGTTGTGGCGAACTTCACACTAAATGCCGGGCAGACAGCCACAACGGGTGTATCTACGAGCGTGAATGGGAAACGTGGCACGCGCATCTTTAACATCCTGTGCCAGAACGGTTTTGTTACTTATGGGATATACACTGCCAATGGGGGTTCTGTCTACAATTCGAGAGTAACCGCCATGAAGTCTGGCGCTACGGCTGGTGTGTACTATGGTGGCCCAGTTTTCAATACTATCGTAGATGGTAGCTTAGGTACAGTCCCAGGATTCAAGCCGATATATTCCGATCCGGCCGAGATCTGCGTTGGGTGCATTGCTTATAACAATGGCGGTGCGGGTTTTGACATGACAGACGGCAACGGCGGATTGACGACCTATACCCTGGAGTCTTGTGTTGCCTACGGAAACGGAAGCGACGGGATTAAGAATACCAACGCTTACTACAATCTGATTGTTAGAAATTGTGCCTTGATTAAAAACACTGGCTATGGCATCAACAACGGAGTCGTTGAGCCCAGTTTTGCTTTGCCTTTCCTGGATTATAATGCTTACGGTTCAGGTGCGATGGCCAATACTCTAGGCGCGCTTCACTATGTGCCCCAGGGCGCACATGACGTAACGGGCGTATCGGCAGATCCATTCGTGGCGGCTGCCAGTCTGAACTTCGCCCTCAACACAAGCAACCCCGGTGGTGCACAGTTGGCAGCATTGGGATTCCCTGGACAATTGATTGCCGGGGGTACTGGCTACAGAGACATCGGCGCGGTTCAGCACGCCTGCCCAGGCGAATCATCGTCAGCGGGCTATCCTGGGACGTTGTTAGCTGGTGGCGCTGGATTCCTTAGCATCGGTGCACTTCAGCCACAGTGCCTTGCTGCCATCGGTGTGTTTATGACTCCGATCATTATGTAATATGCACAAACTTCTCTGCCTGATTCTCTTCGCGCTCGCCGCGTCGGCCCAGACCAGTCCGACGATGATCCTGACGCCGACCTATATCGCGACTCTCAAGGCGCGAGTCAACGGCGTCAACCCCGTACCGGCGGAATGGACAATCCTGAGAACACGAACGGATAACGGCTCTGCCGGCTGCGATTTCAATATTCAGTACACCGCCGGGACGCCTGATCATCTGCCACCCGTCTACGCCAGCATGGAGCACTATACAGACGCCCAAGGCAACGGAGGCAACGGCTATATCGCTATCGGCTCAGATGCCAATAGGTATGAGGGTGGCGATGTGATGATGGGGCTCAGTCTGAGCCTTTGCTATCTGGTTCTCAAAGACGGCGATGTTACGCCTTACGGTTGGAATTCTGGCAACGGCTACACCTGGAACGGGATCGCCCTGACGCCGCAGCAATATGGACTGCTCGCTGGGATACAGGCCTTCAAGATTCTCAACAAGGCTACGCCTACCGCCGCTAAATCAACGCCAGCCTCAAGCCCTATAAATTGGGGAGGATTGGCGTGGCAGACCATACAAGGTGCACCCCCTGCCCGCATGTTTCGCAACAACGGTAGTGCCGGTTCGCAGGTTTACGGCACAATCGACGCGCTGACAGCCAACGCAGTCACGAATGCCACCACTGCGGCGGGAAACAATACGCTTCATTTCACCAACGCGAAAGCCATGGCCTGTGATCTTGTGTTCACTGTGGGCGATCAGGTATCGGGAACAAACATTACTGCGGGCACAACCGTCTCTTCGATTGGCACGGGCGGAGCGGATGCCCCATGCGGCGGCTTGCTGGTCACGAGCGTTGTTCTCTCCGCGAACGTGACGGGTAGCGGTGTAGCCTCCGGCGCGGTGATCGCGGATATCCCATCGAATTCCTGCACTTCACCGGGACAAGCCCCTGTCTTCGTTGGCGGGAATCCAGGTTCGGGCACGTCTCATACTGCCATCACGCTATCAAACATCATGGGTCCACTGGGGACGCAGCTCAACGGAAACACTTACTACGTTTCGACGCTTGTCACCACCACGGGGGGATGGAATAGCTCGAATTATGGTTACTATCTGGATACGACCAGCGGAGGTGGAACCAGTGTTTGCACCGTTCCAAACCAAGGCGCAAGCTACAAAGGTGCGGTGGTCGGCAGCGGTCAAAACTACAACCACGACCAGGACCAGGACTACGAATTCCCACCCAGGTATTTTCTTCCGGGAATGTCGCTCCTGTACGACTGGCTGCACCCGCTCATAAATCAATCCGTGGCGACTGGGCTAAACGGCTTAGCCAGCACCATCTCGGCTACGAGTGGGGGCGCATCTATTACGGGCACATTCACAGCCAGTGGTTCGGCCTGGAATGCTTCGACAAACCCGTGGACAGACAGCACGGCAACCGCGAACGGCAACTACCCGCAAGCTATCTTAGTCGGCTACTCCACACTTCAAGCCCAGGCGCTCGATGCGATGGATTCCTGGATTCGCGGGCTGTTTCTCAACTACTACAACGGGAACGATCTCCAGACCTTCGTTGTAGCGTCAAGCAACTACCACTGGGGGCACTATGCCGGTCTGGGGTTGGCCGGCATTGCCGCCTACAACGATGACTCGCGTGGCCATGTCTGGTACGACTACTGGCGCAACCACATGCATCTAGCCATCGACCAGCCATTTGCGGCGCGCTGGTTTGGTGCAAACGGCAACATGATGGACGCTTGGAATTACCAGAGCTTTGCCATAAGCAACATTGCCCTAGCTCAGATTTCCAACATCACAGCGATGGGTGACGATTTGGTTTCGAATTCCGCCCAGCCCTACTCTTGGATTGTTGGGCTGGAGTACTATAAGCATAATCTGGAGCCAAATGGGAATTCGGAATTGACGCGCGGTTACGTTGAGTATCCAGGATGGTCCACTAGTCCGCTATACGTGAATCAAGCCTATGCGTCCGCATTGTTTCCCGTTCAATACTTAGCCGACCTTGAGAACCACACCTTAAAGAACAAGTTCCGCAGCTATGTTCAGTCTTTCATTACAAAATGGGGAGAATCCGTTGGTTTAGGGGACGCCTATACGCCTTTTTTGTTCTGGGACCCAAGCGCTACTCAGACGTCATGGAGCAATGAGCCTACGGTCTTGGGTAATCTGGCCAACCCCGCTGGCGGCTACGGTCATGTCTACATGCGAAGCGACTGGACGACCGGGGCCATTTTTGCTGATCTTGCCGCACGACCTCTGATTTATGACCAAGGAAACGGGAAGGACCGCTACGATTCGGTCGGCACAATGCTGCTCCAGCGTGGGTCTAACACCATGCTGGTCAACCCGCTGGCCGAGTGTGTGCGTGAAGCCCCGATAACCCAGGTCGGTATCGGGGTGACGTTGTTCAATAATGCCACCGCCTGCTGGAACTACGTTTCAAGCCTTTATCTAGGTGGTGGTTACTACCAGCCCATGCAGACAGCCGGGAATCCCAGCACCACGACGACGGTTGGGTCTGTTACTCTCACCACCAATGCTTCCACGGGTTCCGGGGCCGTGCTGCATTTCGCTTCTACGGCGGGCGCGACAACGGGCATGATTGCCATTGGGACTAACATCCCTAGCTTTGCGTATGTGTTGTCGATCGGTTCTACAAGTGTGACATTGAACCAGAGCGTCACTGGGACCGGCGTGGGCAACGGGGACACTATCATCCTGGCTACAATTGATTCCTATGGTGGTCGCTATGGCGAAGCACAGGGCGGTACTGCAGTAAACAACTACTTCTTTATGCAGCCCGGATGGTTGGCTGCGCGTGCTCCCGTGTGTACTGGGGCTGGCTCACCGTACGCTCCCGCCGCTTCTTATAGTGTCACCACCGGTCATAGCACCGATGCCTTTACCGTGACGCTGGCATCTCCGACTACGGATGGCTGGGGCACTGGAACTCCGATCCTGCTTACTTGGTCATCTGGCGCTACTGCCCCGACTTATTATGTGTCTGACGGTAGCGGAACGACAGCCAGTTTTGGCGCGGGTACCCTTTACCAGATCACGAACTGGAGCGGGAGCGGGGGCACCCGCACCTTCGGCCTTGCGATTGCCCCAACGAATTTCGGAACGTGGGCGGGATACCCGACTACAGGCCTAACAGCAGTAACGATTGCCGCAGCGGGGTCAGGCACGCAATACATCCAAGGGGGAACTTGCAACTCCGGAATCGGCACCATGGAGGCGGAAACGCACCCGACCCGAATTGATCTGCTGGAGTCCACGGCAAGTTACGCCTACGCCCGAGCCGTGAATATGGAAGCTCTCTATAACAACAATCCGTATCTGACCGGTTACAAGGGGCACGTCTTAGCCAATCAGCGCGAGGTGCTGTACCTGTTGCCTAAGCTGTTCTTGGTGTATGACCGGACACGAAATGCACACTGGAACCAGCAGGCGGTGAACTTTACCAGCATTGTCGATTCTGACGGGGCAAATCCAGCCTACCTCGTAACGGCTGGGCATATTTTCCATTCCGGCATGAAGGTCGTTATCAGCGGCGGAACCTGCGCCAGCGGCGGAAAATCAGTGAATGGCCAGACGTACACACTCACGGTCTTGGACGGCTACAGGCTCGCACTCAATGAAATCACATCGCCACTTGGGTACACCTGCACGGGCACGGCGACCGGCAACATCTGGGGTCATCAGGTGATTCCATGGCACACGGGAGCAGTGCCGACCGAGGTAACGACAGGCGGGCAAATCACGGCTGGAATGCGGCAGTGGTACGTGGAGGCTCCGGCTGTGAACATTGCCACTATCGGCAACACGACGCCTGTCAAGCTGACGACCAGCACGCCGCATATGCTGAATACGGGTTTTACGATCAACGTGGCTGGAATCACCGGGGTTTGTGCAGGATTGAACGGTAACTGGGCGGTCACGATTCCTAGCACCAGCAATTCCACTGATCTCTATACGATGACATTGAACGGCTCGACGGCTTGCGGCGCGGGCACGGTCGGCTCATCGACCATTCAGAAGTTCAATGGCGCGATCACTTCGATCAAACCGCTCACACCGCCTGTCGTGTTGACCGACTTGTCTTTTGATCAAGGCTCTCCGCAAACTGCAGGTGGTTTCGTCTACCGCTTGGAGATTCACGACCCGCGCAACTGTACAAGCAATTCGACTTGGTGCCAGGTCTCCGGCGCGGATGGGGCCGACTCTCAGAATTGGCTCACAGCCCTAGACGCCTCACAGAGCGCGGCAGACACGGCCACTATCACGCCGCTGACGGCCTCGAACGCTGACATGGTGCAGGTGAGCAGCACGGCTGTGGCGGGCTTCCAGAACTCGCAGGTGGCAAGCGGTGCCTGCAACTCCGGCACCGGACTGTGCTCAATCCCAGCGCCGGCGCTGCCAATCACGTACATGTTCACACAGCCAGGCGGGGCGGCCAGCCACGTGATCGCGGGCATGACCCCGTCGATCACCTACTACGTCACGGCCGCGGGCGGCTCAGTGACCATTGCGGCGACGGGCAGCTCGGGCGCCATGACGGCGACGGCCAGCGGGATCCTGGCTTTCTCATCCTCCGGCGGCGGTGCGGCGCCGCGCAGCGCGATCATCGGGCCGGTGAAGATCGCCGGGCCGGTGAAGATTCAATAGGCCTTGGGCGCTAGGGCGTCCGGCTAGCCAGCCCGACTACCAGCATCACCAGCAGCGCTGCGATGGCAAACCCGAGCCCCACGACCGCCCACGAAGATTGAGGTTTCAGGGGAACGGCGGCTGGCGATTCCGCTGGTTCTTGGCGCACCATGGGCGCGACCTGGCCGGCCAGAATGGCCGCGCTCCGTTCAATGCTCGCCAGTGATCTCCGCACGGCGGCCACATTTGCCCAAACCACAATCCAGAAGATCACGGTCAGAATGAAGACGATCACTTCCCACATGGCTTGTCTCTCCGTGCATTATCACATATTAGCAGCCCGCAGGCGTTCCAAGAGCGCCTGGATCCATTCTCCCCACGGCGCCGCCGGCCGCGCCGCGCACGCTAGCCCCAATTCACAGGCCCGATACGAAGTCGGGAAGATGCAATAATTGCACTTTGGGCAGGCCGCGACGGTCATCCCTCGACCGCTGCCCCGCGCTGTCCCCCAGGTGCCTTCGGCTTATCTTCTGCCAGTTCGCGTATGGGAACGGGCTTGGACTTTCCTTGTGCCATATCGAGCAAGTCTTCCAGCAATTCTTCGTACGTCGGCTTCCGTTTGCCTGCTAGGAAGTAGGCATATTGCTGCTCTTTCAGCCACCGGAAGAGGCGCGGCCCGGCGCGAACCTGCAGAGATTTCGTTTTGTTCTCAGTCATTTATGTTATCGGTCACAAAAAAGTTCTTGACGACTCGATGACAAAGCCGCATACTCTCCACTGTGAATGTAAACCAGCCACTACGTCAGAATACACCAGAAGCGCCAGAAGTGAAATCCCGGATTGTCAGCATCCGCATGCCCGAAAACGAATACCAGTTCTACGCCCGGGAAGCGGAAGCTCTCGACCGGCCGGTCTCATGGCGCCTACTCCAACGCATCCGGCATGGCGGCCTCGTCCAAGTTCCTGAAACCGAACCACCATCCTCCTCCATTGGCGGGGCCGCCCCTCAGTCCCGCTCCTCTTCCGGTGACACCGACGCCGGGCAAACCACTGCGGAGATTTGCCATGAGCGAGAACGTAATTGCATTTCCGAAGGGTACACGGAAGGGCGCGCTGGTGAAATCAGCACTACCCCAAATGATTGAAAACAGGCGAAATCGAATTCGCTTTGCAAATCAGCACGACAGCCGGGCGTTCCTGCGCATGTTCCTTTGCGGGTTCAGTTTCCGCGAGGTGGCGCGGAAGCATCCGGGCCGCGAAGACGGGCTAGCGCGGGATATTCGCGCCGAGCTTTACGACCGCGAGGCCGCATGACCGTTTTCGATTGCTTCGTCTTCGTGCTGCAGGCCGTCAGCACCCTCGTGGTGGCCCTGACGCTCGGTTATTTCTTCTTCCTGGCAGTCGCGAAACTCAAACAGGTCGCTTCGAGGAGGAGCACGCGGCAATGACTTTGCGCCCTGACGGGCAGGAATCTCGGCGGGGCGCACCGGCGGCGGCTTTTCCCTCCTCCTCCTCGGCCGCCGCCGGCTTTTCTGTGGAGGATCCGGAGGATGAGCTTTCCCACTGCCCGGGCTGTGGCGTGCCGAGCCCTTACGGCCTGATGTGCAGCCTCTGCCGGGAGCAGGAGCGGGAATTTGGAGACTTTGGGGCATGAAATCACAATACTGGCCGGACGGTGACTTGATGTGCGAGGACGCCGAGCCGGTATCAGATGATACCGCCTGGCTCTTGAACGGCTGCGATGACGAGTTGGAGGATACGCTGCCATGAACGCGACGGAACGACACTACCGGGCGGATGAAATCGCTAAACTGTGGGGCGTTTCGCGGCGCATGATCCAGCGGATCTTCCGGGAGGAACCCGATGTGTTGCGGATCCGCACTGGCCTTCGCAAAACGACCATCAGCGTGCCGGAGTCAACCCTTGAGCGCGTCCACAAGGCGCGGTGCCGGAACGTCGTCGAGGCTTTCCATCCGCGCAACCGCCGCATCCAGAAGACGCTGGTGCGACGCGACAAAGGGCGCGTAGTGCTTCTCGGTGGTGCGGACGGAAGTGTGGCCTAAGAGATGCTGGACCGTCCTCAGATCGGCGCCGGATTCGAGCAAGCGGCAGGCGAACGTATCGCGGAAACGGTGCGGGTGAACATGCGCGACACCGGCCAACTTCCCGAGGGTAATGAGCGTGTGCCGGAAGGACCCTACCGCCGTCTGCAGAGCGCATCGGCCGTTCCAGAAAAAATAGAGGTCAGATTCCCGTGGCAGTGCATCGAGTGCGGCCAATACCTGGGCGGGGAGGATGAGGCTCACGCTTGCGCCGGTTTTCGCCGTACGGAGGGTGAGCCGGCCATCGCGAACGGCGGCGCGCCGGAGTCCGACTCCATCACTGACCCGCAAGCCGGAATGCAGCAGCAACAGGATCAGCGCCCGAGCCCGCAAACGGGCGCGCGGCAGCCAGATCTGATTGTGATTGTCGAGCCTCCAGCGGGCCGCCAGCAGCGCGCGGACCTCGCCGGTATCGAAGGGCAGGGTGGGGATGATCTGCGCCTGGGGCAACCTCAAAGCGCGCGCAGGGTTGCTCGTGATGAGTCCGGCGTCGACGCACCAGTGGAAAAAGGCGCGGAGGCTGGCGAGTTCCTTGGCCTGGGTTGTCTGCTTCAAGGGCTGATCGCGCGGTGTCCGCCGGCCATTGCGCAGGCGCATCAAGACGTCGGGGTGGATCTGGGACACCAGACTGATCCTCTCGGCTTCGCAGAAAGTAGCCAAGCAGCCGAGTATCCGCATGTAGTTGAGGCGTGTGCCGCGGCAGATTTTGCGAGTTTCCAAGTCGGCGAAGAAGTCGATGATCGCGCCGGCAAGCGTGAATCGGTGCTGCGCGGTGCGCGGATCCTCTTCGATCTGCGCGAGGTTCCGCTCTGCGGACGACCAGGAGCGCGCATGGAGACTGCGGCGGATGCGCTGCCCATCGATCCGACCCTCGCACCAGACGGGGCAATCGCAACGGGTGTAGTTGACGCCCTTGGCAGCGTGGGAACAGCGTCGGGCATGGCGGCGATAGAGGGTAAACACGGCGGAATTCTATCAGATTCGCAGCCTTTGGGAACGCAGTTGGGTACATGGAAGAAAATGGAATGATAACTACCGCAGAATCAGTAGATAGCGAGAGCCAATCAGTTCTGATTGTACAAAGGCCGGGATCTGCGCGGTCAGCAACTTGTAGAGAACAGATTGAGCAGACCGGCACTGATGGCCGGATTGACGTCCCTTTGGGCACGCCACGGGTACACGCCTATCCGAGTCTCCTCGTGGAACTGGCCCAACCCCAGCCCATCGTCTGGCTGCTCGAACAGTCGGGCGATTTGATTCTTGATGATCTTGAGGCCAAGGCGCAACGGATTAGCGCGTGCGCCGCCGAGCTCTATCGTACCGAAGATCAGGAACTGGAGCGCCGGCAACTCCTGGCCATACGCGGGAGGCGGTCATGAGCCAAGAAGACCGCTTCTTCAAATGGCCGCCGGCCCAGCGGTCCAGCCGTGACGCGGATTGGTGCCGGGAAACCGAGGCTTGGGTGAGGATCACGGCTGCCCTGCTGACGTTGATCTTGCTGACGCTATCGTGGCACGAGAATTGGCCGGCGTGGCTGTGGAAATTCTTGAAGTGAAAGAAGGGAAATCATGCAACCCGCCGATCCTGAAACCGACGCGATGCCCAGGATGGATATCCCGCCGCCGCTTTTCTACCTTTCTGAACCCTGCTCCGAACTTATGGCAGCTCTGGCAGCAGCCGCCGCTGATCTGAAGAACCCAAAGAAGGATTCCGAGGCGAAGATCGACCTGAAGGCTGGGGGGGGGTATTCCTATCGCTACGCCGACCTGGCGACGACCCTAGATGAAATCCGGCCAGCCATTGCAAAGCATGGACTGGCGCTCATCCAATTGCCCTTCGTGAACCACGACGGTCCGAGCGTCCTGACGATCATTTCGCACAAATCGGGGCAGCGCATCATGGCGCGTCTGGATTTGCCCGTGAGTTTCCAGGGATCGGGCCGGGACGCCGCGAAGGATCTTGGTTCCGCGATCACCTACTTGCGGCGCTATGCCGTCACTTCGGCCTTCCCAATTGCGTCAGATGAGGATTCCGACGCCAGCAAAATCCAGGGCGGGGCCAAGCAGCGTCCCGCCACACCCACATCCGCTCCACGCCCGGCACCTGTCAACGCTCCAGCAGCGCCCACACGACCCTTGCCCGCGATGCCGGCAAAGCAGGCATGGTTGGGGCAATTCGAATTCATCCGCAAGGCGAATATCGAACGGGAACGCCTCGGTGCCGCAATGTTCAACGAGGTGCTTGGTGCGCATGGCTGGACGAATCTTGAAGAAATCCCAGATAGCCCGAAGGCACGCAAGGTCTATGACGAGTTGATGAACCGGGCGGTCAGGGCCTTTTTCGCCACCGATGAGGATCTACCGCCCGAACTGCGAGAGGTCAAATGAGCAAGCAGATCATTTTCGAATCCGCCCACGCCGCCGCGCTGGAACTCCGGCCGGCAGTTGGGGGCTTGGCTGTTTACCTGAAGTTCATCGCCAAAATGAGCCGCGGTGCGGCCCGATCGATGGACGCCGAGTACGCCGTCTTCGGCACTGACAGCTTGCCGAAGCCAGGTTGGACCAAGATGGACTCGGACTTCATCGCTCGCAATGTCGGCCTGACGTTCGAGGTCAAATCGATCGGTAAGAGCCCCAAGGCCTTCCACCTGGAATTGAACTGTCCACTGGTGGACAAGTTTGTCTTCGTGCGCATCGGCGGCAAAAAGAAGGGCAAGGGCACGTACGTGGCCTGCAAGGCCCGCGCGCTGGTCGATGGCCGCTACCAGGACCTGGTGGAATTCCTGTTGGCCGCTGGTGCCGCAGACGGCGTCCTGACGCTGAAGCCGCGCGAAGAGCAGCAACCGCTGCAGGCAGTGCTAGAGCACGCGGACGGCACGGCGAAGTCGAACGACGAGATTTTCGGCCTCCCCAAGCAAGACGGTCAGTTTGACGAAATGGGCAAGTTGGAAAGTTCGCCCTCAAATGAGGCCGAAAAACCGGAAGAGGCCGATCCTTCGGAGATCCGCATTGCCTACGACGAGGAATTGAAGAATCCGAACTGGTACGCCCGGGTGCGCGTGGTGTTGCTGGAGGGTGGCTATCTGGCGTCCTGGTGGGTACGCCTCGGGCCGGCGAAGAAACCACTCCTGAGCGAAAGCGGCGAAACGCACAATTTCCCCACAGCGATGGAGGCAAGCAGCGATGGCTTGGGTTGCGTCTCTCATCGCGCCCGGTTGGTACTTGCCGAACCGGCCACCGAAAGTGAGGGGAAAACGCCCTGCGCCCGCGTGGTGGCCTGGGTGAATGAGAAGCTGGCGGCGGTCGAGGTGTTGGCGAAGGCGTGAGATGCTCCCCGATACTCTCAGCGCGACTCGGGTAGGTTCAGGCTTCCGCCTGGTCCTGCCCGGACGTGTGCCGACGAAGGGGAATCGTCCGGTGCCCGTCCGGCCCGGTCTGGTGCTGCCCTCGAAGCAGTATCGCAAGTGGATCAAAGACACGGAGTACGCGGCGTTGGCTCTATGGGCACGGGTGTGGGCCATGCGAATCAAACTGCCCATTGACCAGCCGCTCAGTGTGACCGCCACGATCTACCTCCCGACGCGGGGACGCGGGGACGAGGATAACTATAAGAAAGCCATCGGTGATTGGTTGCAGAAGAACAACTTTATCAGCAATGACCGGCTTATCCATTGGCGTTCCGCCGGGATATGGCTGGACAGGCAGGAACCGCGTCTGGAGTTACTGGTCGAGCCCTACACGATGCGGCCGGGAGAACTCTGAAATGACCATCGGACAGAAGGCAGCGCGGAAACTCCGCAAACTGGCCGATCTGATCGACCCCAGAATCGGTCCATCTGAGGTTATGACAATGAGAATCGAAGTCGATTCGTGCCAGGCTGAGGATACAATCCGCAGGCTTTCCAGACTTGCGGCAGAACTAAGTCAATACAAGGTGATCGGGAAGGCAGAGCGAGATGCAGAATCTGGCTGAAGTTCTGAGCAAATGGCGTTTCATTTCACGCCTTTCGGTGCGCGACGCCGCCGCACGGGTGGGACTGGACGCAGCAACCTACAGCCGGCTGGAGCGCGGGATCGAAGTCAGCGCAAGCACGCTGCGTACGGTGCTGTTCTGGCTGCTCAGATCGGAGGCCGCTACTGCGAATGTGGAGGTGCCTATGAGCCGGTCCGGTCAAAGCCCGGACGCCGGTGACGGCGAGGCTACAACAAACGAAAGTCGGGGATTCCCGCAAACAAGCATGCAGCCGGGGTCTGGGGACAGGCCCCGGTAGAAGGGACCTGGCGATGTCTGAGTATACTTTGGCGGTGACGGTGAAGTGCAGCGAGCGGGAGTGCGGGGAATGCCGCTTCGCAAATGGGGCCTTTGCCAATAGATGGTGCATTCTGCATCATACGGATGATGATTTAAGCACATCGCTTGAGATGATCTTCAGCCGCCCCCAGCGCTGCGCCGCTTGCCTTAGGGCCGAAAGGAAAGTCAATGAAGCTCGTAGTTGAGATTCCGGAGGTTGTATCGGGGTCGTACGGATGTAAGAAGTGCTCCTTCCATTCCTTAGGAAGGTGCAATCTGTTTTGGGATAAAATTAGCGGTATTGCGCTGAAAACTAAACGCGGGAAAGATCAACGCTGTCCCGAGTGCCTGAAAGCGGAAATAAAAGGATCAGGCGATGACCGAGCGCCCGGCTTTGGACATTAAAGAACTGCGGCGGCTGCACACTGGGATAAAGGGAATCCGCGAGTGGAATTTTTCTGGAATCAACGAGCACTATTCCTCAATTGATTTTCTTCTGCGACACACCCCCGAGATCCTCGCCGTGCTGGAAGAGAATGGGCGGCTGCAGAAACTTAATCATCAGTGGAACCGGGAAGCCGCGGCCATCGGTGGGCTTTGCGGATCTGAGTTCGTTGATGATCCAAAGAATGTCTTTGCGCACGTCCGAGAGATGCAGGAAGCACGGGGTAGGTTCGGGAAAGAAGCGGCCCGCTTACGAACCGAACTTGCAGTGAAAGAAGCCGAAGCCGCCAAACTCCGACAAGCGCTAACCGGCCGCACGATTTCCTGCGCGGCGTGCGAGGAGATGGCGGCGCGGGTGAGGGAACTGGAGAAGGACAAGGAACGGCTGGAGGGCTTGGAGAAACTGCTCCGACGTGGCGACTTGCAACTGCTTCAGGACTCGGGCGATTCGGAAAATTTCCGGGGAGAAACATTTACCGTTATAGATGAATCGGCCCACGAATGGGAGCACCCAACTTTACGTGAGTCAATAGATGCCGCCACCGACGCAGCGCTGGAGGAGAGCAGCAATGGCGACTAACGAAGACCTGCGCACACGTTGGGAAGATGTCATTATCTGGGAATCGTTCTGGGAAGAGCTGGACGAACTCCTGAATAAGACATTCGAGCAAGGGAGAAATGCCGCCACCGATACAGCGCTGGAGGAGAGCCATGACTAAGCAGGAACGTGAAGCACAGATTCTCTCATTTGCCAGCGGAAACGTCGCCCTGCATACAGGGTGGCCCGTTGAGGCGCAGAAGGCGCTGTGCGCGAGCGAAGCGGCGCTGATGAAAGCGACTGCTGAGGGGAATGCGCTGGCGGCGGCGCTGGACTGGTTCTGGAACGATCTTACCATCGGCGTAGAGAAGCAGGGCGATAACCCTTGGTATCTGTCACTGCCCCGGTCACTAGGCTATGAGGCTTACCAGAAAACTACAGCCTTGCGTGATACTGCACGCGCCATCCTCATCGAGCACGACGCCGAGAAAGATAAGCGCATTGACGACCTGAAAGACGAAAACAAACGCTTGCGCGAAGGTTTTGACGAAGAGGGTTGCAGCCTTGCCGAGCGGTGTTGCGGAGCGATCAAGACCATGCAGCAATCCGAACTCGACCGGCTGAGGAAGCTGTGCGGAGAGGGACCCACCATAATCGGCGAGTTGCCAGCGTGCAGGTGCCGAGAATGTGAGTACGTGCGCCGTCTTCGTGCAGCCGGCGAAGGGAGAAGCGAATGAGCAATATCTACGATGATCGCGCCTATCCGATGAGTCCGCGTTCTAGTGAGCCTGCGCCCGAGTGCCCGAACTGCAAACTGCTGCGACAGGCGCTGGGGCCGTTTGGGAAAGCGTGGCGAGACTGGCGTGTTCTGCCTATCTTTAGCGGAAGCAGCCCGCAGAATCGCGTAACCCGCGAGGATTTTCAGCGTGCCGAGAAAGCACTGAAGGCCACGCGATGAGCAAGGAGAAACTATGATCGAAGCTCTGTTGTTTGCTTTCCTGCTGGCGCAGGCGCCGGCTACTGCGCCCTGCGATCGCCTCAAGGATCTGGAGCGCATTGAGGCATTCCTGAAGGCTGAGATGGCCGCTGCCGACTGCCCGAGCCGCGGCTTGGCGCTCTATCGGGCAGAGGTGCACGACGCGCTGGAGGCGGCAAGGAAGGGCTGCCGGGAGCCGGTAGCATCGCCCTGTGAGCGTGCTAGTGTCCCTGTTCTTTGGTACGGTTTCACGGTAGCAGGCTCACCCTGCGCCGCCATGGATGCTTACTTCGGCTGGCCTCCGGCGTTTCGGACAGTAGACGAGTACGGAAAATGGGCTGCTCTGAATAATGCTTGTTACGAAGAGCAAAAAGCGGCAAAGAAGACCGCGAACCACTGCGCCCGCGCCGACGAACTAGCCTACGAGCTCCTAGACGACAACACGGCGCTGCTTACGGGCGGCGGGATGCCAGCCCAGGAGCGGGCGAAGGTTGAGGCGGAATTGGGGCGGGCAAGTGCGGCCTGCAAGGAAAGTGGGAAATGAAAAAGCTGAAAGACATCTCAGTGTCGGTTAGAATCCCGATTGACTACAAAGTAGGTGGTACGAGGAGATTAAAGGACGGGAAGTGGGTCTCGCTCTCAGAAGATGGCGAGTTTAATAATGCTTATGAAGAGGCGAGGTCATGGATCGGCGATAACTTGTTACGCACTCCTGCTAGGCAGGCCAAAATCGAGACTACGGGTTCCTTCGTATGCGAGCACTGTGGTTCAGGGTGGACGGAGGACAGCCACGAGTATAACGGCGGGTGCTGCGACGAAGACGAGAAAAACAATCCCGAACTGAAGCAAGCGAGCAAGGAATGCCTGGGGGCCTTCGATGCCAACCGATAAACAGGCGAATACCCAAATAACGATCACTGGACCCGATGGGTTGAAGGTAGAAACGACGGTTGCCGGTCTCAAGTGGGCTGCGGAGTACTTCCGAAAGCATCCCAACGAGATTGGGTCTCTTGCAGATAGAATTCGCAAGGCCGAAGAGATGGCGAGCAAGGAATGCGGGGAGGCCGCTGATGCGAATCCACATTAAGCATTATGACGGGCCCAGTTCTGACTTGCCCTACCAGATAATGAGCCGTTGGGTCCATGACGACAAGAACCAAATCGTCATAGAGGCCTACTTTGAGTTTGCACAACACGCCGGGGAGCATGCTTTCCAGATGCTGAAGCAGGCCGAATTGGCATCTCGGCCGGATTCTGATGCGGGCAAGGAATGCGGGGGTGAACCGTAAATGCCAAGTTGCAAGACAAATGATCCAGCAAGCATCTCTGGCAGTTTGGACGCGATAGGAAGCGCTACTGAACGGTTGCGAGAATATATTCGATTGGCAGCGCTTCAGATTGACAGCCTCATAATGACCAATAAGCACAATAATAAAGAGTTGCTTGATGCCCTAGAAGAAGTGACGCGCTTGAGATGTGCGATGAAAAGAAGAGGAGAAGTAGATGCCTGCGCCGAGAAGTGAAAGTTTTGATTATAAGCGATTTCTTGCGGTTTGGCACAAGCTGCCCAAGCGTATTAAGGAGCGGATCAGATTGAAGGCCGAATGGGAACATATGTGCTTGACTGCCGTCATGCGCGATTGGTGGCCCGAACTGTGGAAGAAGGTGCTTAAACCAGAGGCTCCCGATGCCAGCCAAGGAGCGGGCGAAGGTTGAGCGTGGGCTTCGGGAAGCGAGTAGGACGTGTAAGGGCGGGAAGGTGAAAGACGATGGCAAGTAAAACACTTTTAGAGAAATTACTGGAGCGGCGCGCTAAGCGTCTGCCCAATGAGACCATTTCCCAAGATGAGATTGAACAGGGACAGATTTTTGTTGCTTGGGTGGAGGGGATTATTGATTCTTCGGAAGTCTGTGCCGCCCTGGACATTAAATCAACGGGCCAAATATGTCAGAAAGCGGGGACCATGCTCCGGAATCTCTGCCGCGGACGCTACATCACAATCACGTGGAACCAAGAAGAATCAATTGGCAAAGGGCCGACGAAGGCGGAGGCGGAGTTCAAGGAAGCGAGCGAGCAATGCTTGAAACAAGCCGCGCAGGAATGCGAGGAGGGGAAGTAGATGACGATCTTCCTGATAATGGTTGAGCGCACCGGGGATAGATATCCCGATTCCTATTGGACGTCGGAGGGCTCTGCAAATAGGCGGCTCATCTGGTTGCGTAAGACATGGGAAGCTACCGGTACTGCTGCCAGCACAACCAGGGCTGGCTTCAGAGGATTTCTGGCTGAGGCTAACCTGGAAAACGCAGAACTTCATAGCATGCCAGGGCGTCCCAAGAAGGCGGCCCCCGATGCCAGCTAGCGCAGCCGGAGGTTTCTGATGGCCGCTAACTCAAAGACAAACTACGACCACGCACTGCACATCCTGGAGACGCTAGGGTTCTATGGAGAGCAAGCGGAGAGCCAAGCGTATGCTATATCAACATACTTAGAAATTTACGTGGTGGGTCCACGGGTTGCGGAATCAGAGAAAGGTAAGGCTGGCGCCATCCGCGAGTTCCCGCCGTCTCCCGGCCGCGAGGAGGGGAAGTAATGGCAGCGCCTACGCTCGGCAGTAATTGGCAGACTACTCTCCGGCTGTTAGAAAACGGTTGGGATTCCTACAACGGCAAGCCAATCACAGCAGCAGCCATTGAAACAGTTGAACGTTTCGCCGTTGTCCCATGCTCATCTGGAGGCTTGCAGTTGGAAGTGCACCGAAGGCATCTGGGTATAGAGATTGAGATTGGGCCGGATGGCAGAATCATGGGAGCGCTGTTTGAGGTCCAGCCACCCGGCCGCGAGGAGAAGAAGTGACACCAATTAAGCCAAAGATTATCTGTCTCTGTGGCTCAACTCGTTTTATCGAGACCTTCGCTGTTGAGACCTGGGAACTTGAGAGAGAAGGATTCATTGTCCTGGGATGTACACTACTTCCTTATTGGTACTGTCAAGTGCCCGACCATTTCGGCGAGGCGACAGGCACAAAAGAGCAGTGTGATGAACTTCATTTGAGAAAAATCGACCTGGCCGACGAAGTGCTTGTGTTGAACATCCATGGATATATTGGGCACTCGACCAGGCGCGAGATTGACTATGCCATCGCCCACGGAAAGCCGGTGAGGTATCTGGAGGCGTCTCCCGGCCGCGAGGAGCCCGCGCCATGACCTCGAAGATTGAGGGGCAAGACATGAGAGAAAAGCTCAGAGAGCTTAGAGTGGTCTGCGATGAAGCCCTAGAGTCACTTTATCAACGCAGGTACGGCATTGGGGGGGGCGTTAATTGGGGCGATCTCACCTGCGTTGAGGCTCGGCATATCGTCACAGATTCGGAGGAAGATGACGAGTTCTACGAGGTTTTAGTGGAAGAGGTTGCGCCGGAAGCTCAGGCATTCCAGACGGCGCTAGTAGTCGAGCTTGAACGACGCGGATGGATGAATGTGCATGTGCAGACTGAATGGTGAGGAGCCCGCGCCATGACCCGCGCCGAGAGGGAACGATGAAGCCGGAGTAGATCCGGCAACTGGAAACGATCAAGTTGGATTAAGAAAGGGAAACCGTGAAGAAAAAGAGTGTATTGCCCAAGCGGATTTTCATCACCCTGCAAGACCCTGGCCCAGACCAGTTTCTTATCGCCCATGAAGACTCAAGGGGGTTGGAGGATGGGATCATCGTCGGAATCTACGAATTGGTCGAAATAAAGAAGCAGCGAGTCACAGAAGAATTGGTCAAGCTTTAACGAGGCGCCATGACCCGCGTCGGCCAGGAGAACGGACCCGAAGAGGATGAAGGCCGTTGCCCTTGCTGGGAACAATCGAAGGGCATCAAGGGCGAGATTGAGATTGCGGTCCTGTTGGGAATTCCAGTGCAATACGTCAGCTATACGGAGGGCGCATGACCCAGCCGCTCCAACTCGGGCCTAGCTTCGCGGCTTGCAGCGCGGCAAATGCGCCCGCAGATCGCGTGCGCCAAACTGTACGCCGCACTTCGAGCAGGGCCGCAACCGCTTCGTGTATTGCCGGCACGCGGCTGCCAGAGACTCGGCGTCCGGGCGCTGTGGGAACGGATGCGCTGGTCGTTCGCGGTCGACTACCAGGCTGGCGAATACAAGCTGAACGATCATTTCCCGAGCCGTTACGCGCGGCTGATCGCGGAACGGGAACCGGATCTGGCGAGGATGTTTGAAGTCAGGGAGCTGCGCGCGGAATGAGCACATGGAGATGCCCAGATTGCAGTCTTATCAATGCCGAAACTTGGGCATATTGCCCGGCCTGTTCGGAGCCGCGGCCCATCGAGAAAACGGAAAACCTGACAACTGGGTACATCCGGCTCTATCGCAGCGTCCAGGACAATCCAATCTGGCAGCATCCCGACTATCTAAGAATCTGGCTGTATTTGTTGCTCAACGCCAGTTGGAAGGATCGCCTTTTGCTTGATGGAACGCCCGTTCAGAGAGGTTCACTGCTGACCGGTCGGATGAAGCTCGCACGCGAAACGGCGACCGGTGAACAAGTCATACGTAATTGTTTGGCAAAACTCGAAGCAACCAGGATGATAACCACGCAACCAACCAAGCAGGGAACGCTCATAAGTATCATAAACTACAACATATACCAGTCGGGCGACGGCATGGAAGAACCAGGGGAGCAACCAGCAGAAGAACCAACAGGCTCAAAAGATCAACTTAAACCGCTTAACCAGCAACCAACCGACAACCAGCCGACAACCACCAGCCAACCAACCAACGAAACAACCAACGCGCAAAATAGAATAAATACAGTAGATACAATAAGTTCGGGCGGTCTCTTGGATGATGCGCAACCAACAACACAACCAACGAACCAACCATCGATTATAACAGATTTTCCACAGCAAACAACCACAAGTAAAGAAACAATAAACAAGAAACAAGAAGAGAGAGAGTGTGTGGGTGTTTGTGGGTTCGTAACGCGCGCGCTTCCAATTTCGCCGAATCTACCACCGCCAGAGGACCTCGAATCCAGACTCATCAAGATTGCCGAAGATGCACCAAACCAGCAGGACTACCAGAAGGGCGTGGACCTGGCGGCGCAGACGGTGATTTCGGCCAGCGATCCGATCCGTGCGCTCGAAACCATGGAGCGCACGATCCCCGGCTGGTGGCTCGCCATGCTCGAGGGCCGCGCTCGGTCAAAATGCCTCCGGTATGTGATCCAGGACGGCGATTGGATGCGCGACCCGCCGGCGCCGAAGCGCAGCATCATGGACGATCTCTGAGGGAATCATGCCAATTTCACACGCATTCGCGAAAGCGCAAATCGTTCGGCTCAACGGAACGGTGGATTATCACTTCCGGACCCAGGATGGCGGCGCTGGGCTCAAGGAACTCATCAGCACCCTCGAGCTCCACGTTGGTACTGAAGGGCAAGCCCAGGCAACTATCAGCCGCTGCCTCGAAGCCAGCCCGCGCTGCCCGAGCGTGTTCGAGTTGATCGAAATGGCGATTGCGGTGAAGGCGGACGCGACGCGGCCGCGGCAATACACCGGCTGCACGCGCTGCAACGGCGCCGGCTTTGAAGTCTGGCAGAACCGCGACGGCGCGTGGGTGGGCCGGCGTTGCGCCTGCCAGCCGCCGATTGAGGCGAAAGCAAAGACCCATGGCGACTGAACCTCTCGAAACTCGCACCGTGAAGGAAACGGCCCATTTCCTCGGCCGCAGCGAGAAGACGATCCGGCGTGCGCTTCACAAGAAATCCATCGACGGAATCCTGATCGGACGGGAGTGGTGCGTCTACTTCCGGGATGGTAAACCGGTCGAATTGCGGCGCGGGAAGTCTCGAACTCCTCATGTTTTGATGGGCCAACATAGGCCAGCATAGCCCTGTTAGGGACAAGTCAGCCTCAATCTGCCTTATTTGCCTTAATCTATGAGCGGATGGTTACAGCGGCACTGCCGCTCATCCCGCGCGCGTCCCGCGAACCCGGGCGGCGGAACGATTTGCCATCTGCATCGGCCTCACACGACGTGTCACCAACACAAGCCCAAGAGCTACTCGCCAGCCCCCAGCACCGCGCGTTGCCGGTGAAGCTCATCGTGGGTGGCAGGCTCGACGGCACTCTGACAGCGCTTCAGGCAGGCCTGCTGCTGGCATCAAACCCTGATCGCTACCGGCCGATCCCTCGCGGGACGCGCGTCTGCAAGCTGATCGATCGTCTGGCGCCGACGCCGCTGAGCCGGCCGACGTGGGCATGCTGCTGGCGCACCGCAGAAGCGGCCGTATTGCCGCCAACGCTGGAGTGGCTGCGGAGTGTAGGGTATGGCGCGGCGACGTCGTAGCGGGCAACGTGGCGCAGCGGCGGGGCTCTTTACCCGAGGATGGGCGCCTGGGTTTGGCGGGTCCTTCCTGGCCAAAAATCGCGGGCGGGTAAAATGATTGCAGCGGAGGGGTAGTCTGCGATATTGACGTGGCTTTGACTGGCCCGGTTTCAAGCCCAAGCATTTCAATCGCCTAGCGACGGGTCAGATGTTTACGAATGCCAGCCGTACCAAAGGATCTAATATCCATCCCGGGCCTCGCCCGCGAGTGGAATTGCACGCGCCAGAATGCTTGGGCAAGCCTGAAACGCTGGGCGGTGAAAAGCTACGGCGGCCTCGTGAGCCGGGCGCAGGCTGAATCGGCGAAGGCTCGATTATCTGACCCGAAACAGGCCGAGAAGGCTGCGAAGCAATGGAAGAAATCGGGATCGGCGCCAGTTCCCGCGGAGCCTCCCGCAGCCGATGGCCAAGACCAGCAACTGACGCGATCCGAGGCCGAGCGGCAGCGGGCTTGGATTCAAATTGAGCGCGAGCGTATCAGTCTGGAGAAAGAAAAAAAGGCGCTGATCCCCGCCGCCGAGGTGGAATCCGAATGGGCCTTAACCTGCACGATGATCCGCGATGCGATGCTTTCATTGCCGACGAAACTCTGCGGGCGCCTGGCGGCGATGACAGATGAGCCGGAGATCACGAGATATCTGAGAACTGAGATCAGATCGGAACTGGTTAAACTCTCAAGGCAATTGGATGGGTAGGTTGCGGCGCGTGGCGTCGCGGGCGCTGACGCCGCCGCGGGAAATCACGCCGGCCGAATGGGTTGAAGAGTACCTCCGGCTGAGTCCGGAGAATTCATCGCGGCCCGGCCGGGTAACGTTGGACCCATTTCAGCGCGAGCCGCTGGAGTGCTTGGGACCCTTGCAGCCCTGCCGTCGCATAGTCCTATTGTGCGGTTCGCAGTTGATGAAAACCTTCATCATCCAGGCGACCGTAGCATATGCGATTGACGTAGAACAGGGGCCGATCATCATTGGCGAACCGAGGGACAAGGACGCGAAGGCCTTTGCGATTGACCGGCTGGACCCGATGCTGCGCGACACGCCGCAACTTGTCGGCAAGGTTGTAGCGAAAAAGAGCCGCGAGGCTGGAAATACTCAGGAGTTCAAGAAGTTCGTCGGTGGGTCGATCACGATTACAGGTGCGCAGAGCCCCGAGAATTTCGCGATACGGGCGAGCCGCTGGTTGTTCCTAGATGAAGTGGACCGCTATCCGCCTTCAGCCGGCAAGGAAGGCAATCCGATTGAGCTCGCCCGCCAGCGCCAGACGACATACGATAACCGGAAAGAGTTGATCTGCTCGACGCCCACGATCCAGGGCCAGAGCATGATCGAGCGAGAGTACGCGGAATCGGATCAGCGCGAATGGTTCCTCCCATGTCCTGACTGTCGCCACATGCAAACGCTGCGTTGGGGCAGCGACGGGCAGCCCGGCGGCGTGCGGTGGGGTGAGCACGGCGAAGTGATGATCGCCCCGTCCGAGGCTCACTACGAATGCGCGGAATGCCGTGCCTGGATCCCGCATTTCAAGAAAGCGTGGATGAATGCGCGGGGCGAATGGCGCCCACAGAATCCGGCCGGCAAGTTTCCGGGGTTTCGCGCGAATCAACTCATCAGCCCGCGCAAGAGTTGGGGTGAAATAGCCGAGCAATTTCTGAGAGCCAAGGACAGTCGCGAGGACCTGATCGTATTCGTGAATACCGTGCTTGCCGAATGTTGGCAGGAAAAAGGCGATGCCCCGGATTGGGAGAAGCTGCAGAGCCGCGCCGAAGACTATCCGCTGGGGATCGTCCCAGCCGGCGCCGCGATGCTCACGGCAGGCGTCGACGTCCAGAAGGATTGGGTTGAAGGCTGGGTAAGGGCTTGGGGCGCGCGCCGCCAGTCTTGGGTTGTCGACCACATCTACATTTTGGGACGCTTTACGGATCTGGCGACGCGCACCCAACTCGACGTGGCTCTTGATCGGAGTTATCCGCATGCCTTCGGCGCGGAGATGCAAATCGCACAGACGGCGATCGATTCGGGCTATTACACGACGGATGTCTATCAGTGGGTCCGGACCAAGGCCGCGGCGTGGGTAATGGCCGTCAAGGGCATAACGAGCGGCGCGACGCTACTCGGGCAACCTTCCGCCGCGGAGATAACGGTCGGCGGCAGAAAACTGAAGGCGGGGATCAAGCTTTGGCCGGTCAACGTGAACATCGCCAAAGCTGAACTCTATGGCTGGCTGCGCTCGGATCGGCCGGAGGAAGGCGCAGAGTATCCCTCTGGCTGGGTTCATTTCTCACGCGAGTTGAACGACGAGTTCTATAAACAACTCACGGCCGAGCAGTTTGTCACGCGCATCGTAAAGGGTTACAAGCGCGGGGAATGGGTCAAGACGCGAGATCGCAATGAAGCGCTGGATAGTTTCGGAAGCTACGCCCGAGCGGCTGCCGAACGGCTCGGTATCTCGCGCATGACGGATCGCCATTGGGAACGTCTGGTGGCGCAACTTGAGGCAGCCGGAAAGGCCTTGACCGAAGACCAGACGCAGAGGGGAGCCTCGCAGGCTCAGCAGCCTGCGCAACTTGCGCAACCGCAGCACCGCAAGCTGCAGATAAGGATGCACTGATGGCCTACACAACCGCGCAGATCGATGCCGTCGTTGCGACGCTGGAAGGTTCGCTTGGCCAGGGCGTGGCGGAAGTGAATTTCGATGGTCACCACCTGAAGTACAGCACGGCGGCCGAGATCCGCCAGAAGATCGCATATTTCAACTCGCTGCGCGCGGAGGCGAGCGATGCACCGGCGACACCCAAGCCGCGGGTGCGCACATTTCTGATGTATGGCGGGAACGGAATCGGAGTCGGGGGCTAGACGTGGGCTACCTGAAAAACCTCAGTTCAGCTCTCCTCGGCCGCCCCATGGCGGTGATCCCCTCATCGGGCTTCACTGCCGCCACGGGCGGCCGGCGACTCCTCAATGTCGGGAATTCGACCCGCGGCACCAGCAGCCTTGCCCTCGCCGATGGCCAGATGCTCATGGCCCGGGCGCGCAAGGCTTACATGGACAATCCGCTGGTCGTGAATGGGATCCGCTCGTTCATCGCGGAAACGATCGGAACCGGGATCCGGCCGCACTCGCGCCATCCGAAGAAGGAAGTCCGTCAGATCCTCGAACGCGAGTTCGCGCTATGGGTCGCTCAATCGAGCGCGGCGCGGCGCATCGGCCGGGATGGGACGGGCGACAGCCTGCACGATTTCTACGCTCAGCAGGGGCTGGTCTGCCATAACGTCGTGGTGGCCGGGGAAGCCTTCGCCCGGCTGCGCTGGCGCCGTGCTGCTGATCTGACGCCGGGCGGTCTGCGCGTTCCATTGCAAATCGAACTGATCCAGCCCGAGCAACTCGCCTACTGGCGCAACTCGGGCAAGATGTCGTCCCCGACGAACCTGATCCGCGGCAGCATCGAATTCGATCAGATTCATCAGCGCGTCGCCTATCATTTCTACCGCGAGCATCCCGGCGATTCGACGCTGTGGCCGAATACTTTTGAGATCGTGCGCGTTCCAGCCCAGGACATCCTGCACATCATGGAGCCATCGGCGGATGAGCAGATTCGCGGGATAACTTCTCTTGCTTCGATTCTGCTGGCGTTATCCGACGTTGACGACTACAAATCTTCCGAGCGCCTCCGCCAGAAGCTCGGAGCGTTTCAGTTTGCGTGGAAGAAAACAGCCACGCCGGAAGACCCCGGATTCATTGGGACCACCACGGCGGGCAACGATCAGGCGCCGGTCGCCACGGAATATGTGGAAGCCCAACCTGGCGCTACGACGGTGCTCGACACGAACGCCGGGGAAGAATTCGACTTCTATGCTCATCCCGGGGTGCCTGTCACCTATGAAGCCTTTTTGCGCGAGAGTCATCGCGAATTTGCGGTGGCGATGCGCAATACGTACGAAATGCTGACCGGGGACACGAACCAGATCAATTATTCCAGCGCCCGCGTGCGGCTAATCGCTTTGCGCCGGCAGTGGCAGCAATTTCAGACTATGGTCATCGTGCATCAGTTCTGCCGGCCGCTCTGGCGGTCCTGGTGCGACGCGATGGCGCTTGTAGGGATGATCGATGCCGCCGATTACGCCGAGCACATTGTTGACTATCTGGCCGTCGATTGGCGTCCGCAAGGGTGGGAGTGGGTCGATCCGCTCAAGGACATTCAGGCCACGCGCGCGAAGATCGAATCCTGCCTGACCAGCCGCACGGCGGAGATTAAGGGTTTTGGCGAAGATCCCGAAGACGTGGACAACCAGATCGAGGCCGATCATCTGCGCGAGGTCGAGAAGGGTCTTGCTCCGGTCTATGGCGCATCGCGGGTGATGATTACCGAGCCGCCCGGAGATAACCCTGATGAGCCATTACTTGCATCGCCAGGAGGCACCAATGTTAAGGTTTGACGAGGTGATGGAGCGCATCGGGCCACGGCCGGCACTGATTCACGCCGCCAGCATCCCGGGCTCATTCGGCGATCCCAAACCGTATCGCGTTGAAGAGGGAATCGCGATCGTCGACATCTATGGCCCGCTCTCAAACGAACTCTGGTCCTGGGGCGGAACGACCTATGGCGAGATTCAGAATCAAGTGAAGCTGGCTGCGGCGGATCCCGAGGTGAAGGGCATTCTACTGAACATCAATTCTCCTGGGGGCCAGACGGACAATGCCTTCGAGACGGCGGCGCTGGTGGGCGAGAGCACGAAACAAAAGCCGGTTTGGGCTGTGGCCGGGACCATGGCCTACTCGGCCGCATATTTGATCGCCTCCCAAGCGGATCGCGTCTATTGCTCCGAAATTACCGGCGGCGTCGGGTCCATCGGAGTTTTCTGCCAACACATGGACCTTTCGGGGATGCTTGAGCAGGCTGGCATCAAAGTTACTCTCATCTCGGCCGGCAAGGGCAAGACCGATGGCAATCCCTATGAGCCGCTCTCGGATGCGGCGAGGGCTGATATTCAGGAAGAGATCGACCGCCTCTATGGGGAGCTTGTGGGCTCCGTGGCGAAGGGGCGGAGCATCCTTCCGCAAGACATCGTGAAGCTCGGCGCCCGTCTTTTTGATGGCGCGGCGCGAGCGATGGCCGCCGGGCTGGCCGATGGCCCCGGCGACCTGGAGACCGCGTGGGTGGATATGGTGGCGGAAGTCAACAAGCCCAAGCCCGCGCCGGCGTTCCTAACAAGCTCCGTGGCATCCGCCACGAGATCAACCGTGGAGGTCAATATGGCAGAATCCGTGGCGGAAACACCCAAAGTGGAAGCCGCCAACATCAACCAGTTGGTCGCGAAAGCGCGCGAGGAGGGTTTCTCCGCAGCCGGCGAAATCGTCGAACTCTGCGCCATTGCCGGGACACCGGCGAAGGCCGCCGATTTCATCGTCGCGCGCAAATCGGTCGCAGACGTGCGCACGGCGCTTATGGCTGCTCGCGCTGATGAACAGGCAAAAAGCGCCATCAACCCGGCGGTGCAACTCGGGAAACAAGGCCAGGACATCGGCGAAGTCGCCAGCATGGGCAAGGCGAAGCCATGGCGAGAAGTGCTCGGGATGCTCGGTCACCGGGTAAAGGAAGGCAGGTAACTCATGTCTCTAATCACCGAAAACCCGCGCGTTTCCGACGTCGTTCTCTTCGAGGAAGATGAAGGCGTCTACTTTTCTCGCGATGCTGTCACTGTGGTCAGCGGGTGCGCAACCTGCGTCGTCGGCCAGGTGATGGGCAAGGCCACACTCGGCACTGCAACCAAGGCCGTGAAGTCGGGCGGGAATACCGGCGCCGGAACCTGCACAATGGATTCCAGCACGCCAGTTCTCGCCAATGCCAAGGTCGGCATCTATACCGTTCGCGTCGTGGCGGTCGGGACGTTCATCGTCATCGACCCCTATGGCGTCTCGGTCGGCGAAGGCATCTATGGTGCCGGCGCGACCGTGACCTGGGCCGATCAGGTCAAGTTCGCTTTCGCGGATGACGGTTCCACGCATTACATCGTCGGCGATGGCTGGGACATCACAGTTGTGGCCGGCTCGGGCAAGTACACCCAGGTTGCCCCGGCCGCCCTGGATGGCACCCAGAACGCCTGCGCGGTCCTAGTGGCTCCTGCCACGCCGACCGCCGATGTGGTGGTTCCGGCCATCACCCGGCCGCCCGCCATCTTCAAGCTCGGCGGCCTTGCCTGGACTGCGGCTATGACCTCTCCGCAAAAGGTCGTAGCCCTCGCGCAGCTCGCCGCCCTCGGCTTCGTGGTGCGCGGAGACTACGGGATATAGCGCGGCGCGCAGAAAGAAGGACAATCACATGAGCATCACAATCCTAGATGTCTTCAAACAAGATGCCTTTGGCGTCGTCTCCCTGGGAGAACTCGTCAGGGATATCTCGCCCCAATTCGGCCTTTTGGGGAAACTGGGTCTCTTCCGCGCGGAAGGCGTCACACAACGCACCGTTGCGGTTGACTATGACCCCGTGACTAATCAATTGCTGCCTCAGTCGATGTGGGGCGGCCCCGGTGTGGCGAACAAAACCGCTCTCGGCAGATCCTATTCGTTCGCCATCCCCCACTTCCCGGTCAATGACGTGGTTCTAGCCTCGGACCTTCAAGGGCGCCGGCGCCCCGGGTCTGACGCTACCGTGGATGCGCAACTGGTCCTCGGGAAAAAGATGATCGAAATGAGAGCGAAACTCGATCAGACTCTTGAATGGATGCGCCTTGGAGTGCTTAAGGCCGGTATCGTCAAGGATGGCGCGGGGACCACGCTCCTGGACATGTACGGCGCATTCAGCATCTCGCAAACCTCAACGTCGTTCGTCTTCGGCACTGCGGGAACTGACATCCTCGGAAAGTGCGCGCTGGTTAAGCGCCTGATCCAACTCGCCCTCCGCGGTGAACTCATGGACCGGTTCGTAGCTCTATGCTCGGATGGGTTCTATGATGCGCTGGTATCACATCCGAATGTGAAGATGGCATATACCTACTTCCAAAACGGGAACCAAACACTCGCCGATGACTTCAGCGGCGGCTCCGTCAGCCCTGACTCTTCGGGCCTGTTCGGGAACGGGTATATCCCGTTCAGATACGGAGGGATCAACTGGATCAACTATACCGGGGCGGTGCCTGATTCCAACGCCGCATCTCAGCCATTGATCGACGCGAATTCGGCATACCTGTTCCCAACCGGGACCGGCGTATTCCGCGAGCACTTCGCTCCGGCCGATTACATGGAGACGGTCAATACCGAGGGGCTCCCCTTCTATGCGAAGCAAGTCCTAATGGAATTCGACAAGGGGATCAAGGTGGAATGCCAGAGCAACCCTCTGCCGATCTGCCTGAAGCCCGCGTGTATCCAGAAGCTCACCGTGAGCTAGGTCTACAAACCCCGCAAGCAAGGGCGGCGCTCCCGGGCGCCGTCCTGTTCAAACCATGAGCACTTACGTTATCCCCGCCGATCCGACTGGCGTGGCGTTCCTCAGCGCCTTGCGCGCAGGGATCGCCGCGCTCGGGGAGGCCGTCTCCTATCAGCCCGGCGGAGAGAATGCCGACCCGATTCAACTTACCGGCTTATGGCGCGAAGGTTCCGATATTGCGGCGCAGAAGCCAGGGGCACTCGCCGTCGTGCAATTCTGCCAGGCCGATCTTCCGTTCGACCCGGCGAAGGGCGATCTGATCACCCACGAAGGGATCCTCTTCGACATCACGGAAGCGACCATCGGCGATCATGGCGCCATCTGGCTCTGGCTGAGGGCGGCATGAGCGATCTTCTCACGACTCGGATCTCATTCAATGGCTCGAAGATCCGCCTTATCGGCTTTGGGATCCAGCGTTATCAGATGGCGCTCTTGGGGCAGATCGCCCTTGATTCGATCAAGGTCCGCGTGGCGAAGGGTATTGGTTCGGATGACGTGCCGATGAAGCCTTTGGTGGAGCGCTACCAGCGCTGGAAACAGAAGATCGGATTGGCGCCCATTCGGGATCTTCACGGTCCGGGCAAAACTTCATACATGGGCCGCGTTTACGAAGGCCGCAAGCGGTTCGAAGCTGCGGCAGCGGTCCGCGGTCCAAACGGTCGCTTGTATTCCACGGTTAAAACTTTCATCGGCTTTCGCAGCGCTGGCGGGGGCGCCCACATGCTTGACAATCTCACAGTTCGCAGCGCCAGCGAGAGCAGCGTTCGTATGGACATCACCGCGCAATGGGCGCGGGATCGCGCGCGCGCCAACGAGCAGCGCGCTCCCTGGTTCGGTTTCTCGCCGAATGACGTTCGCACGATCGCACTCGCGGCGCAGCAGATGTTCAAGGCCCAAGTGACCGATCTGGCCGTTCGATTGAAGGGTGGGACCGGCGCGCCCATCTGGATGAACCCATTTGGCGCAGATAGCGAGATCCTCCGCAAGGTCGCCTGATGCCATCGACGCGCCAACTCGTCACCGACAAGCTGCTGAGCGTTCTATCTGACCCGGCGACGGGCTTCAATCCGCGTTTCGCCGCGATCGCACCATCCTATGGCGTCGATAACACCTTCGAAATCGATTGGACGCCGGGCTCCGTGAATTTCGCCGAAGTCTATCTCGATCCCAGCCAAGTCGAATTCGCGAACATGCTGCCGGCGGAGAATGGCGTTTGCGTGTTGCTTTATACGAGCACTTCCGTGACGAATTCCGGCGATGAGCGCCAGAAGCCGTCTCTTTTTTCTGGCAAAATCCTCGCACATGTCGATTTCATCCTCAAGCGTAAAACCATCCGGCTACTCAGACAGGGTGCGAACCTGCCATCTGATTCCGGAGGCACCTTGGAAAAGCTCGTCAACACCATCGAGGATGCCTTCCTGGCCTGCGTCATGGCCCCGGCCGTGAGCTGGTCCCCTGTGAGTTTCAACGGCGACTTTCAGTGCTCGCGCGAGCCGTTCCTTTATGCAGGGGACGGCTGGCAATCTCGAATTCCATTTCAACTTGTTTGCGAGGTACACATATGATTTTTCGCTTCCTGGGTTCCGAGTCCTCGATTGGCGACGATATCGAGTTGAAAACCTTCGCGCAATCCATCGAGCTTTCAGATGAACTTGCAAAGCTCGCCATCCTGGGCGGCTGCGCACTGCTCGATGAGACGGCATTCGATCAGATCGGATTCGACAAGGCGGATCTGGAGAAATTCTACTCGGTCGGCGAGCATGCGCGCGCCCCGGCCGAATTCCTAGAGAAGAAAAAGGCCGCGCTCATTGCCGCTCATGACCTGCGTGAACGGCTGGAGAATGGCGGTTCGCTCGTGGTTGCACAACCGGAACAGGAGTAATTCATGTCCAACTATTCCAACACTCGGATTCAGCGGCTTTACGTTCAGCCCGAGACGACGTGGGGTCAGATCCCGAACTCTTCCGGGACCGCAACTCTCGCAGCCGCGAATTGCTGCCGTATGTCCGCGTTGGCCTTCAACCAAACCCAGCAGGAGATCGTCCGTTCGGACAAGACTGGCTCGCTGGGCATCACCATGGGGCTGCTCGGGCGGCGGTCGTGCAATTGGTCGACCAAGATGTCTATGACCGCGAACGGCGCGGCCGGCACCGCGCCGGATTGCGATCCGTTTCTGGCCGCCATCATGGGCAAGCTCAAGACCGTCAGCAGTGGCGTGTCGGTGACATATGCACTTGACGATCTGAGTCCCAGCGTCTGCATCTGGGATTTCAACACGCCGGCCACCGTGACGGAGCGCGTTCTCTCCGGCGCCATCGCCGCCAAGGCGAAATTTGACATAGGCGTCGATGAGCCGCAGGTGGAATTCAGCGGCCAGGGTCTCGCCATTCTCGATACGGACATCTTCGCGACAGCCGATGCCATCTCCAAGGCCGGGCTGACCACATTCCCCACCGAACCGACGACTCCCGTGACGAATGGCACGCCGGCGCCGGGCTTCACCGGCGTGATCACGCTGGACGCCCAAACATACAGCACAATGCGTTCCGGCTCAATCTCCATCGACGTAGAGCGCGAATTGCCGATGGACGGCTTCAATTCCTACTACGGGCTGGCCCCGGCGGCCGGCTTGCGCAACGTGGCGGCGGACTGGTCGATGTATGACGATGATTCGGCGAATCTTTCGGCTCTCAAAGTGAAGGCGCAGAACGGAACCGGTGTCAACCTGACGTTCGCCATCGGCACCGTTGCCGGCTCGATCTGGACCTTCACCCTCAAGAACGTCCTACTGCCCAAGCCGCAATATGACTACAGCGGCAAACGCCGCGTGGTCTCTTTTGGCGGGGCCCGGGCGCACGATACCACCATCGGCGCGAAGGATGCCTTCGCCATCGTTCTGACCTGATATGAACATCAAACCCACTTTCACTCAAGAATCGACGACCTGCCCCGGCGTCCGCTTCACCATGCGCGTGCTGAACCAGATCACGCGCGCTGACCGCGATGCGGGATTGATCGAAGCGCGTTCGAGCATCGCTGAACTCGCCGCCGAAATGCATCGGTTGCCTGATCCGGATGAGCCGATCCGACGTATCCAGGCAGCCATGGCGGCGGAGGCACGCGAGGCCAGCGCAGAAGAACAAGCGCAAATCCAGGCGATTGAGACGAAGCCCGAAACGGCCTCGCAGCGCATGGCCCGCAACAAACTCGATCATCGCATCGGTCTCATCATGATCCGGGAGATGAAGCCCGCTTTCATCCGCGCCAGCCTCGTCTCCATCGAGGGCTTTGAGGTGGAGGGTAAATCGCCGACGAAGCCCTGGGACGCTCTGATCCGCCACGCTCCCGATGAATTGATCGATGAGCTTTATTTCGCCGCGAGCGTGAACTCTGGGCTCACCACGGACCAGGGAAAAAACTCACAGTCGCCCTCGCCTTCACCCGCAGCGGAGGATGGGGGCGCGAGCAGTACGATTGCAACCGCTGCAAACAGCGCGGCGGCCACGTAGAAAAGAACTGCCGGAAGTTTTTTTCGGCGGATGTGGATCGCAACCGGCAAGGGCGCTATGAGCCGCGGCGTGAATGGTGGTTTCCCGAATATCAATGGGGCAAGCTGCAGTTCCGACTGGATGATATTTCATCAGCAGAATGCCCCATTTCGCTTATCACGCCCGAGACTATGTGGCTGGTTCAGTTGCTCGGATCGCAGAATCGGGTGAAGGAAGCCACTGGGGCCGCGCTGTTCGGGGCCCATTCGGGCCGCTGGCCCGCCTGGTGGTTTGACGCGGTGGACATTTTCCAGCGCGTCTGCTCGATGGAAAAGGAAGCCGCATACAAAGAAGCCGACAGGCATCGACCGCGCTGAGACACATCCATGGCCGTCGCAGACCTCTCTCTCGCCCTCAACGTCCAATCCTCCGGCACTGCCGAGATCGACAAGCTCGTCTCCGCGCTGAACAAATATTCGGATAAGGTTGAGCAGATCAAAACCCAGAAAGCGCCCGATACGGCGCCGTGGGAGAAGTTTGGCGAAGGTGTCAGGAACGCTATCCAGAATCCGCTCCAGGCCGCCGGCAACGCGGCCGAGGGCTTCCTAAAGGCAATCGGCCCAATCGGAGCGGGTCTCGGCGTGGCGGCCGCAGGCTTCGGCGCTCTGTTTGCCGCCGGCTCGGAGGCCGCCCATGCCCTGGGCGCTCTTGGCATCGAGACCGCGAACACTGCCATCCGGCTGGGCATCTCCGCCGGCCAGGCGAGCCAGCTTGGCATCGCCGCCAAGATGGCGGGCGGGGATGTCGGTTCATTTGAGACGGCCATGCGGATGCTCTCCCAGGGGCTGGCCGAGAATTCCGAAAAGGGCAAGGCGGCTCGCGAGCAACTCCAAGCATGGGGCATCTCGGCGAAATCCGACACGCTCACGGTCCTCGAGCAGGTCGGCATGAAGCTCAATGGGATGACCAATCAGTATGAGCGCAACGCGGCGGCGGTGGCCGTGTTGGGGCGTTCCGGACTCACCCTGCTGCCGATCCTGATGCAGATGGGCGAGAATCTGGACGCCGTCAAGGCGGCCGGTCTTGGCCTGACAGATTCGGCCACGAAAGAGTTTGAGAAATTGCACCGGCAGACGGTTCTCGCTGATGAGCAATTTGCGAAACTCAAGCGCGACTATTTTAGCGTGCCATTGGCCTCCGTTTGGACCGTCGTCATCGATTGGGCCTGGCATAAAAAGGAAGGCGAAGCGTTTGCGGCCGGTCCATTCAGTTCGGGGATGGAGGCGGGTTCAACGGGCTGGGTATCTGATCTTTTCCACGGCACCGCTGCTGGGCCACCCCGGCCTGGTATGATCGGCAGCGCCGAGGCGGCATTCACTCCCGCCGAGATAGCGGCATCGCGGGCACGCATGGCTGGCAAAGCGGCCGACACGTACCCCGATAAATACGTCTTTCACGAAAAGATCGAAAATGAGCCACGGACCCGCCATCCATCCCTACTCGTTCAGGGAATGTTTGGTGGTTCGTTCTATGCCATGGGCGCGAATGCCCCGACCGGCGGCGAGACTGGGCCAGAGGCTTACGGTCAGGGTCTCATCGACAACCTGAAGAAACTCCGCGAAGCCCAGCTCGAGGCCGCGCGGATGGACACGGTCTATCAGGAGCGACAGGTAGGCGCGACTCGGGGCAAGGGCCAAACCTTCGGTCAGGAGAAGGATGAAGCTCTCCGAATTACCCAGATCAAGCTCGATGGTCTTCAGAAAGAGATCGACCTGGGTGAGCATCTCTATGACGCTGATCTGAAGCGGACGCAAATCATCCGCGATGGCGAGCAGGCTATTCTCGACATCAAAAAACGGCAACTGGAGATGAGCGAGAGGATGGCCGAGCAAGCCACGCAGGAAGCGCTCGACCGGGCGCGCGCCATGGCCTCCGGTATCTTCGCCGGGCTCACGAACCCGCGCGGCCCGGGCGAGGGCTTGCGCCAGTTCGGGATGGGCCAACTCAATCAGCTCGAAGGCCAGATGTTCTCCAATCTGGCAACTCCAGCCTTACTCAATATGGGCGATATCTTCAGGAAGGCTGGCGGCGGCGCGGCCGGCGGTTCCGGCTTCATCGATAAGCTGCTTAAGGGCACGATGTTTGAGGCCCCAGACAAGAATGCCGTCAAGCCATCGATCGATGCGGCGACGAAATCGGTTGACGCTCTGCGCGGTTCCGTGGATGCCCTCACGGGTACACTCGGCGGCACGCCGCCTGCTGGCGGCCTCGGCTATGCCCAATCGCTCTATGGCGCTCCCTTCGGGACGCTCGGCGGCGGCCTTGGCGGCATAATTGGCGGTTTGCTCGGCCCCGGCGTTTCCAACTCGGCAAACGCAATCGCGGCGGCATTGGGCGGCCAGGGGCTGGCCGCTGGCGCACCATTTACATCGGCCGGACTCAATCCCATCGACGCCTTCTCCGCGCTCGCGGCTGGCGGCGCGGGCAGCGGTGGAACCAAGGCTGCCGCGGCGGCAGATTCTTCCACCCGCGCGCGCGCCATCGCCGACATCGGCAAGGGCGTGGCGGCCGGCTTCGAAATCTACAATGGTGCCAAGACCGGCGGCGCAAAGGGCGGCCTGGAGATGGCCGCTGGCGGCCTTATGGCGGCCTCGATGATCCCGGGCCCACAGCAACCCTTCATCCTGGCCGGTGCGGCCATTCTCTCAATGATCGGTTCCATGTTTGGCGATCCCAAACAGATGCGCCAGAACCAGATCACCAAAGAACTGACCGACTGGCATTACTTCGCGCCGGAGGCTCTGTCGAGCATGATGGGCATGGGCGGCAACCTGGCCAATTATGATGAGCGCGGCAACGTGCGCGGGACGCCCTATTCCGGCTGGCGGTTCGACACGACCCAATCACATTATGGCCATCCCATCGATGGCCAGACTACCTTCGTCCCAGGTAGCGTCCAGCCGATCTACATCACGGTCAGCACGATGGACGCCAAGAGTTTCCAGGACAATGCACATTTGGTCGCCGCCGCTCTCTATGCGGCGATCCAGCAAGGCCATCCGGTCAACAGCGCCATCCGCGCGGTGACAGGAACGGGGTAGACAATGGCTGTCTTCCCGACCCTCTCTAGCGGCGTGATCACGAAGACGCCGGCCACGCTCGGCTCGGGTTTCGCTACCCGCGTGATGCGCTTCTGCGACGATACCGAACAGCGGTTCGTGACGCGCTATCCATTCAGCATCTTCGTCCTTCAATTCACGAATATCAACGGTTACGATCTTTCCCAACTGGTAGCGTTTTTCCGCACGGTAAAGGGCCAGTACGATTCGAGTTGGACCCTCACAATCAACGGAACGACCTGCCCGACAATGAACCTGGATTCGGATGACCTCTTGGTGGTGGAGAACGTATCGGAATGTTTCACGCTCTCGGTAAAATGTCGGAACGTGTTTGATGCCATTCCGAGCGGCGGCGGAACTGGACAAGGGACAAGCTGATGCCATCGCTCTATCCTCAACTCAACACCGCCGGGATGATGGTTCAACGCCCATTCGGCCAGACCTTCTCTCATCTTTCTTCGATCAGTGAACTCGCGGCTGGCGCGCGGCAATCCTACTATTGGCGGAATCTGCCACTGATGACCTGGGACCTGACTTATCCGGCGCTCGCGGCTGCTGAATATACGACGGTCCACGCCTTCCACCAGGTGCAGCAGGGGCGCTTCGGAGAGTTCATATTCCTAGACCCGGGCGGCAACTTGGTCCCAGCGTCGGAGAACTTCGCCGATTCGTCATGGACGAAATCCTACGTCACGATAGGCGCCGCGACCACCGATCCGTTCGGTGGGAACAACGCGACCGCCTGCACTGGGACTTCCGGTTCAAATAGCTGTCTCGTTGCCGCAACTTTACCTTCCGGCCTGTCTGCCGGCCTGATGATTTGTCTGAGTGCCTGGGTCCGGCCACATGTGGCGATGACCTTCTATCTGATCCAGTGGAACGGTGTCTCTTCATCAATCGTCGCGAGTGCGTACATACCCGCCAACCAATGGGTGCGTCTTTCCGGGTCGCTTCTCACGGTGAATACGAATGTGATC